AATCATCCTCCCGTCTATCTAAAATAAAAGAGCACATGAGCTGTGACACCCATGCACTCTTGCTGCTAGTATTCGATCAGTGCGAACCGCATCTTGTTGTAAAGAATGTTCTTTGTTTCTTCGTCCACATTGATAATTTTGTAATCCACATCGGGCATATAAAAAACCCCCGTTCTGTAGGTGTTCTGTTCATCATCCCAATATGTGACGTTGTACTTCCGCTGCGCTCTGTTGACCAAGCCAGAAGCAAATGTAGACTGCAAATCAATCTTCTCTGCCAGATAAAGCGGTCTGGTATTAAAATCAATCTTTGTCTTAAAATTCGGGCTTGTGTCCCTGTGCAAGAGATTATTCAAGTCCCTGTATGCTTCTACTTCTGTTCTCTGGTTCGGAGTTGCGGTGTAATCATCGTAGGCGAGGTATTTGTTTGGAACAATTTTGCTTCCATACTTCAAGAGCCATCCCTCAAAACTGCTACCTGCAATAAAATCACTCATTTACCTCACCTACCTTTCAAATAATCCGAATCCATTGCGGTTTCTGAACTGTTCGTTTTCCTCTTGCAAATATCCGACTAAGTGACCATCCGCATAAATTGCCATGCCTTTGACAGCTTCCCGGATAACCTGTGCGATATTCTGATTGTTGTCGAATGTGTTGTTACTGATTGCAATTACTTCACGGCGAATATCATCACCGAAAGTACCGTTTGCAGATACCGGTTTCTGATACATTCTGGCAGTCGGAACAGCCTTTATATTCGCTTCCATCTGTGGGAGCTGAATACCCTGTATGGATGTGCTTATATCTCCGATTGTAGACTGTAATGCCGGAATCATGTTCTGCATACCTATCTGAAAGCCCTGCATGGTGTAGCCGCCAAGTTCTTCAAATACCTGAGATGGGCTGTGAATTTTGAGAACTTTGCGGAATGTGTTAGATATACTGCTTGCTATGTTTTGAATGTTTTTAAACAAAGTGTTATTCGCAGTATTTACAAATCCGTTGTTCAGCCCGATAATTGCATTTCTTCCGACATTGTATAAGGATCCTATGCTGTTACTGATTCTTACATTCAGTTTTGTGAACCAGTGAAGTGCACTGGCAAATCCCGTATCAAGTCCCTCTCTGAATCCTCTACCGCAGAATTTGGCAAGTTCCTCAAACCACTTGGACGGAGAGTGAATGCCGAGAGAATCTTGTGCCGGAGTTTTTATGCCGTCATTAACCATCTTATTTGTGGCATCTTTGACAGTTTGGGAATTTTCTTCCATGCCTTTCTTGAACCCGTTTCCAGAAGCTTTCCCGATTTCCTTTCCATTTGTTTCGGCGCTACTCTTAATATCATCCATAGAAACCCCTTTGTACATGGCGTTGAACGCCGACTGTACTTCTGGGCTAAGTGCCACAATGCTTCCAGAAAGACCATCTATATAATATCCAGCCGCGCTTTCCCCAAGAGTGTATCCTACAGGAACATTATCTTCTATAGTGCTTTTTAGTGATTCATCAAGCGTGCTTTTAGTCTTTGATTTAAGAGTCTCTTTATAACCTGATATTCCATTTCCAAACTGAACCATCTGGTTTTCACCTATTGTGTAAAATCCGTTTTCGTCTGGTTCGAGTCCTTTTGCGATTGCCTGATAAATCTGCAATGCTTTTTCACCAAGAATCTGCTTGCCGTTTTCCCAGATACCGCCCATCTCGTCAATTGCATTTGCCGTTTTTACAACTAATTGCGCATAATCAACACGATCTGTTCTGTCTTTTAAACTATCAAAATGCTTTTCAATGTTCGAAAATGAAATACTGTTAATTTTATCCGCAGATTCTTTGGCTTTTTCGGCTGATGTTTTGGTTGAATCTACTGTTTCATCAACGATTTTTCTTGTTCCGTCAAGGGTTTGCTCGAATGCATCAAAAGATATTCCAAGATTGATCATTTCGTTTTGCAAATCATATAACGCGATTTTACCAGTTCCGCTACTGCTTTCGATTTCAGAAATGCATTTAGATAATGCTTGTCCCTGACTCGCTGTAATATCCCCTGCTTTAACCATTTCGAGAGCGGCTGTTGTCCAATCATCGAAAATTTTCACGTCTTCACTGGTTACTTTATTGGGATGGATTTTTTTGATAACATCATCAATCCATGCATTAATAGCATTACTCACATCTCCCGACTCATATCCGATAATGTCATTTACAAAATCCTGTATTGACCAGTCTTTGTCTGCTCCGAAAATATTTTTGCTTAACCATTCTCCTCCTTTAAATCCTTTAAGAGCAATAATTCCAACAAGACCAGTTTTTAACACCGATAAGCCTTTTCCAAGAGAGGAATATGCACTTCCTAAACCAGTAATTTTTTCCGCTAAATCAGCAGCTATTTTGATTCCGATAATAGTTCCAAGAGCTTTCCCGATGTTTTCGAGTTCGTCTGGAGTCATATCTTTGAGCTTGTCATATAGTGCTTTAATTCCACTTCCGATGCCTTTCAAAACATCTCCAAGCCCCTCTAGCGCGCCCTCGCCAATGGGCTTTATTGATTCGATGAAATTTGAAAACATTTCGTCAAGATCATCCCATGGAATTTTTTCAGCCAGTTCCATGATTTTTTCTTTTAAAGTTTCAAATCCCTTTCCAATGGCATCCCACGGAATATGAATTTTACCCATAGAATCAAGCTGCAGAAGGACTGCCCCAAGTCCTCCAGCAAGGGCAAGAAGCGGATGTGATGCAAGCATGGTAAGAAATTTACCAACTCCTAATTTGTCAAGAATACCTATGGTACCTTTTAAGAGTTTGATACCGCCCAAGACACTAAAAAGCTGTCCCAACTTATATCCGATATCTTGTGCTTGTTCTGGGCTAATTCCTTTAATAAAAGCGGTGATTTTGTCAATCATTTCCGGAAGTTTATTCACTCCGTCTGCCGCCTTGTCAAAGAAATCATCGAAGAAATCTAACAGGCCGGTACCGACATTCTCAGCAAATGGCTCTAATGCATCCCACAGTTTTACAAGCGAAGCATTGATTTTATCCCAATTGATTTTTACAAGGAAATCGTTAAAAGCATTGATTAGTCGTGGTAATCCTTTTTCTCCCAGTGTCCACTTGCCGAGCGGAACTAAGAAGTGTTTCCAGAAATCCTTTAATGCTGTCCATGTAAAATTCCGAAACTGTTTCAGCCCATTGTTCCACAGATTTTTCAGTGCTCTTGTTGTAGGCTTTGCGGCTTCTGCAAGCTTACCGAATATGTCTGTGACCTTGTTCGCGAACACCATAGCCCTGTTTTCCATGGAATTGTAGGCAGCATCCCACTGTTTCTGGTATTCGTCTAACAGACTATTTAACGCGTTATTAAGGATTCCTGTATCAAGGGCGGATGTGTCGAGAGCTGGTGTTTTGATCTTGGAATTTGCAAGGTCTGACAGAGAACTGTCATCTTTGCTCATAACCTCTAATTCGTCATAGGACGAAAGGAACTGTTTTAACTTTTTGGCGTTTTTAGTTGCATCTTTCAGGCTGTTACTGGTGTCTTTTACAGAGCTGTCTACATCTGAAATTCCAGAATCATCTATAGAATCCAGGGCTTCTGACAGTGCATCTACGTTATTTCCTGAGGATGTTCCAAAATTCCACTGTTTTAATTTGTCTTTGATTCCGAAAATATCTATAATGTGGTTTGCCAATCTTTGGAACGCAATTACCAAACCGTTTAAATATGGAAGGACACTTGCAACCATTGGGAGAAAAATGCTTCCGATTGTTTGAGATAACAAAGCTAAATTTTGTCTTAAAATTCTAGCTTGGTTGGCAGGACTGTTGATTGTAATAGCTAAGTTAGCCCACGCATGGCGCGAGGAATCCAGTATTACAATTGTTCTCAGCATTGCCTTACTTGCCTGATCCATCTTAGAAACGGCGGTTTGTATTCCGAGATTACTTGCTACTTGCTGTAAATTTGCATTACGGATGTTGATTCCGTATTTATCTACAGCACGGCTCATGCCAACAAGTCCAGAAGTCATGTTGTCATAAACTTTGTTAAAATCTTCATTCCTGATTGAAGCGAGGTCGGCTCCGATCATTGTTAAGGCTTTAGAAAGCTTTTCGGCTTGGTCTGATGTTGCACCCATTGATGAAGAAATCTGCGCAAATGTAGCTTGATAATTCAGCAGTAAACTTGGGCTCATTCCAAGAGATTTTCCTGTTGTGTTTTCAGAAAGCAATCCCTCACTTGAAATATCATACCCGGACATCTTTGAAGTCAGTTCTCTGGCACGTTCACTAAAAGAGTTTGCATATTCTTCAGCGGAATCATACCCGGCTTCTTTCCATGAGGTTTTCGAACTATCAGCCACCTGTTGAAAGGCATTTTTGAAATAGTCCCAATCTTCAAGGAAATCCGCGGAACTTTTGACTGCACTTGTAATTTTCGCAGCTGCTGTTTTCAAAGTCCAAAATTTAGCGATCAGAGACATAATGCTTGGACTGCTTTTCTTTGCTTTTGAGCCTACATTACCAATAGCGTTTCCAAGACTATTAACCTTTCGTACTGCCCCGGCTGCTCCCTGCCCTAATCGGCTAAACACATTTGATGTAGACCGCGCTGCCCTGCCAGCGTTTCCACCTGCGTTTGATAATTGAGCAATAGCCTGCGTCATCTGTATGGTATTCCGGCTGATTTTTGGGGCGGTACTCATTGTCTGGAAGAATGTTTTAAGACTATTCGCTAAATCTTCAAGATGTTCTGCTGTCTTTCCAGTTTTATCCCCTGCGTTCGCTAGTTGAGATATTGACTGAACAAACGTATTAATTGGTTGAGAAACGTCACCTATTTTAGAGAATGAAGCTGTGATTTTTCTAAGCTCTTTGCCGAGGTTCGGAAGCTTAGATGCAACTGTATCAATAGAACCACCTGCATTTGCCAATCTTGCCAGCGAAGAAACAAACCGGTTCACATTGTTTGATACGTCTGGAATACTGCTAAGACCAGATAATTCGGAAATCATGTTCTGAATCTTTCCAGACACATCACCTGTGGAATTTAATGTTTCGTTCAATCTACGAATGGCATTTACGAATGAATTTAATCCGCTGTCTTTCAGATTTAGATTCCCAAGGGTGCTCACGGACTGAGCGAACTGTTGTAACTGGCTGTTTACTGTCGATAAATCCAGTCCGTTCAGTTTGGATTCGATGTTTTTCTTTATATCGTCCGTATTTACTGACAGGTTTACTTTTACCGGGTCATAGGTGAGCGTAGATGCCTTATTAATGGCATTTCGAATGTCTCTGGCAATTTTATCCTCATTAATCTTTACATCAATTGGAATTTGGCCGTTTGCCGACTCCATAGCAGATGAAATGTTCTTCTGGATTGCAACTCCGAGCTGTTTTCCCATCTCAGAGACAGATTCGTATACTTGTGTAGACGCTAAATCTGACTCTGAACCCATGAGGGATTGAATAGACACCGGTTTAATAGAATCTCTGACTTTTTTAAGGTTTTCCAGAACAGTTACCAGCTGATCTACTGCATTTATAGTGTCTTTTGGAATTAATGTAGGAAATCTTTCTGACAGTTCTCCCCATGCAGAATCCAGGTTGATTCCTTTTGTTGCGTCAGATACGATGTTCCCAAGGTGTTGTTGCAGTAATTCTTTAAATTCGCCTTTTCCGATGTCGAATTTAAGCATATCGGAAACATAGATTCTTTTGTTTTTAAAGTAATTATAGAAGTCTTGCCATTCCTGTTCTGCACCGCCCAGATAGCTTCCGAGATTGGATTTTACAACCTTTCCGCTCTGTTCAATGCTTTTGGCAATATCATCAAGAGTCTTTCCCCAGTCACCGGCTGTGAAATTCTGTCCATCAAATGAATTTGTAAGCTGCTGCGCCAATAAATCTATCTGCTTTTGAAGTTTGGAAGCGGCACCACCTTTTATTTCAAATGCACTTGCAAGCTGTTTGGACAATGCAGATGCGTCTATTCTGGTAGTCTCTAAAGATTTTTCAACAGAATATTTCAATTTTTCAGACATATCCGCTGAATTAATCTCTACATTTACTTTGAGGTTCTTGTTTTCAAGATTGCTCAAATTCACTTTGCTGAGACGTTCGAGCTGTGCGGCCATGCTATTCAACTTACTTGTATCAATACTTTTGATAGATTGCACGGCATAACTGAGAGTACCGATAGATTTAGAAAAATTCCTCATCAAGCCTACGCTTTTGGACATCAAGCTGTCTAATCGGTCGAATTTATTGCACAAATCATTGATTGATCTTGACGCACTGGAAACGTCACTGCTGACTTGTATCGCCAAGGTATCAATCGTATTGTCAGCCATATTCTCACTCCCTTCTCAAAAAATATTTATAGTAAAAAAGAGGGGGCAAAAATGTCCCCTCCATCTGGTTTTCTGCAGTTTGAGTTTCCCAATTTTAAATCGGAAAACATAATTGTCCCGTTTTTTTATTTTTTCTTATATTTCTTAGAATCCGCAGCAAGCGCATTAAAATAATTAATTGCTTTTTGCAATTCCTTTTCTTTTTTCTCTTCTTCTTCCTCCGCGGTAAGCGGAAAGATTCTGAATGGCTCTGATGGATACTCATATGGTGCTTGACCATTTTTTCTGAACATATTACATACGGTAGCTTTGAGAGCTTCTACTGTGTACACGCCCTGCATATGTTCGTGGAAATTCTTTCTGTCCTCAGAAAACTTATATGCTAAATCGTAGCATTCCAGCTCCCTTGGTTCAGAGTCCATAAACTCTGCTTTTGAAACTCCGTTATAAATATAGAACGGAAGTAAATCTTCCATAACATATCGGCTAAATGGTTTCTGAATTTTTTTTACTTTTTGGCTGGCTTCTTGTGATCCTGTGGTGCTTTCACTCCATTCTCCATCTCCGGATTCGGATTCTGAAGAATATCGTTTAAAAAACCCGCGTTCATAAGCTCATCGGCAAGAATGCCGAACAACTGTAAGAGTCCTCTTGGTTCATCGGTTTCTTCATCTTTGTAATCATCCAGTAAATCCCCAATTTCCTGCAATGATTCTGCCGGATTGTATTTTTTAAATCCAACAAAAAGAAGCTCCCTGACTACGCAGAATAAGTCTTTAATTCTTCCAATTCCGGAAACGTCTCCATCTGTTTCGATTTCTGCTGATTTAAAAAGCTTTGCCAAGTCCTGAACTCTTTCCATAAGGTCTGTATCGCAGAACGCATTGTAACCAAATTTGATAATATAATCAGTTCCATTAATTGTTAATTTTGTCATTTTATTTGTCCTCCCAAATCATAATAGAAATTCCCGCCAAAGATTTGACTCAGTGGCGGGATGTTTGTCAACCTCCAAGTGGGGATGGAAAGTCTTCATCAGATGGCTCGATTTTTTCTTCGATCTTAATTTCATCCGAAATCGTAACGTTTGCAGTAACTTCCCATGCTGCATTTACTTCGGCAGATGGAACGCCAAGTCTTGACGGTACAATCGGAATAAACCAAGCTTTTGTAAGGTCTGGATGATAAATTTCCAGCCAAGGTCTTTTGCCTTCTGCTTTGTTCTTGTCCCATGTGCCACAGATGTTTTCCCAAGTATCAATGAACACCTGAGACATACCAAATGTAAATCCCATGGCTCCCGATAAATCGAGAAGTCCCGGAACGGATGTTTTGTATTTTGTTGCGTTCAGAGATGTGGTGTCGATAGTATCAGGTTCAGGGTTCATATCCGGAATGGATTTTGGCTTCTGTAAATTGTAGTATTTGTCTGTCGGGCGTGTACCCGCTATAGTTTCAAATGCAATCGCGACCTTCATACCGATGGTACTAAGGTCAATCGCTGGTTTTGCTGCCATATTCGGCTCCTTTCTGCTTTTTCAGCTATAAAATTACAATAAAAAAGAGCCACATGGCTCTGATGCGTAACCCTGCATCCGGGAGATAAAAGGATCACCGTCCTTTCTATTCATCTGTGCCTGTTTTCAGTTCTGGAAGCCCTGCTACAGATGTAAGCAAGGATAAAACGCCGGAAAGAACGGACGCCGATACGACCATCTTCCAGTCAACGCTTCCAAGGACTGTTGCGGTTCCGATTGTCGCAACTGCTGTTTGAGCAATTGTCTTAACAGCTCTGATTCCCGCAGCTTTCAGCCATTGTAATTTATCTTTACTCATATAGGACACACCCCTTTCTTTTTTGGTATAAAAAAATAGAAGCTGTTACGCTTCCAATAATTGCCCAGTGTAAATTCTGCTGTACCGGCTTATGATTCGTTTGAAACTCTTTTCGGAGTTTGCAACTTCTTCCGGTCCGTATGTCCGGCGAAACCCCATCGAAATCATAGCCTGATGACTTTTGCTGTCGATTTCATATGCAGTCGATAAAGCCTTTGTTCCAGATGCGTAACTTTCCGTTTGAAACGAAAGAACCGTTGCGCATTCGTGACCTTCGAGACTTGTTGACTGCGTAGGATTTCCCATCATGAACAATCTGGCGTATTTCGTTTTGCCAGATGCTATTGTCTGGCTTTTCTCCATGGAAAAATTGCCTTTGCCGACTGTTGGTTGAATATCTTTACTCCACCTAGAAAATACTTCTGATACTGGGTTGTTAATCGTGTCTGGCATTTTATATCACCCCGCCTGTTCTAACATATTCTGAGACTGGTCTTAAGGAAATCTCTTATTTGAGAATATCCCCATCCGCAGTCAATCAAACCACTAACAAGCATTTCCTTTGACTGGACAGCTTTTAGCTCTTCTTCTGTCAAGAAATCTCTCAGATTATCTTTTGTAGACAGTCCCTTTTCATCTCGAAGCTGTTTTGCGGTTCTTCCAAATAAAGTTCGGTACACCATATCCGTATACGTTGAATACGCATGACCATGCATTCTCTCGTTTTCCTGAGATTCTTTAAGCGCATTGGTCAACGCCTGCCTTACTGCAATACCTTTGTCCCGTTCTCTTATTTTACCAATAAGAAGTTTTTCCATTTCATTGAACTGGCGAATATATCCCTCTTTAAACTTCATTGCTTTTTCGCCGGTATATCCCATAGCAACAAGCGTAAATCCGTCTCTTGTCATGTAATACATCGGCATTTTTTTACCTTGCAAATTGATATAAGAGGACTGTCCAAAATTGGATAGTCGAAAATCTTCGGAACATTCAAGCTCTCGTATATCTCTTAAAACCTTGCTATGCTCTTTTTCAAAAGTTTCTGCAACATCAAGGCTAGTAACAACACTTCTTTCTACTTTTTGGATGACCATTGTTCCTACAAACATGCTTACATTCTCCTTTTCTATGTTTTTTGCATGAAAAAAGCACCCACCGCTCCGGTAGATGCTTTTATATGTTACAGTATATCATTTTTAATAAATATGATTCCATATGATTGCATAGTATATTCGTGTTTCTTCATGAACTGAAGACTTCTTTTGCAATTTTTCTGATGTTTTGCATGATCTTCACACTTGCCTTATAAACTGGCATAGTGGCTTCGGTACCGTAAGAACGTACCCATTCGCCAGAATCCGCAATGTAAGTCCATGAATCGTTTTTGCCTTTGCCTTGTCCGTAGGAACCGATGGTATAGCCCAGTTCCTGTCCTTTTGGATGCGGGCTTGTGCCTGCCGGGGTGTTATAGTGGATTCCTGCGCCAAATTCTATGAATGCAAGCGATTTTCCTTCACATATAAGCGTTGCCTGAGAATAGCCGCCAAAGTTATTGATTCTGATATAGGTATTATGATTTTTGTCAGAATCGCCTTGTGCCAATGCTATGTTTTCATCTATAACCGGGATTCCAAGTTCTGCCAGCCTGCGGACAAACTCTTCATTCTTGCTTGCAAGCGACTTCTGATACGCTCTGAGCTGTTTTATTGTGTCCTGTATAGATTTATGCGACAATTCCATTTTGATAGTCTTATTCGCCATCTGAACCATCTCCTATATACTTGATGCCATATCGTGCCACATTTCCTTTTTTGGTATCAAGAATCTTTTTTAGGCGGTAGTCTGGTGGGACTGTAGGCTCTCCGTCTTCACCTAAAACAAGTTCTCCTGCTTCGGTCAGTTCCGGTTTGCAGTCTATCCAGAATACATCGGCAGTCTGTGGCTTGAAGTTGCGGTCGAAGTTTGTGATATACCTGTCGTAGTCCGGGATATAACCGGCGGATAATTCCTCTGGCGTTCCGGCAGTCGCAGATACGGACAAGAAATGCAATTCTGGTTTCTGATATCTCGGAACGGTGTCTATCCCGTCAAGTTCTTCGATTACTCTTGACCAATACACTGTCTGTTTCTGTCTTTTTAATCCTCTCATAATACTTTCCCCACTGCAAAAAAGAGAGAGCATTTCTGTTCTCCCCTAAATGGTTGATTGTTTATTTTATTTCAGTTTCGTTCTGCATTTATTCAGATTTATCCATCTCAGAATCTACATTGTGGTTCGTTACACTTAACGGTAAATACCCGTGACTGGACTTTCACCAGGAAGATTAAGCCCTCATTATTAAATCTCAATAAATAAAAAACACCACTGGATAGAATATACTCTTCTGTCCAGTAACTATAATTATTTGGTTACAATAACTTCTTTGAAACCATCAGCAATAAGTTTCTTATCTACTTTTGCTTGATGTTTGATATATAATTTGGTATTAATAAAATAAGCTCTATATTTATTTTGTCCTGCTTCAAGGCTTTCTTTTGCAGACTCTTCAATCATTCTTGAAATAAATTTATCCATATTGATACCTCCATTACGCTCCCAGAGATGGAAGAATCTCTGTTAAAATAGAATCAATAGTTGCTGAAAGGTCAGCATTAACAGATTCCAACTCAGCAATACGTTCCTTATCCAACTCACTCTGAGTCTTTTCCCTCAACGCAATCCAAGTCTTATCTTCATCAATCCATTTCCTTGCAAGTGTAATATTCTTGTATTCCACCTCATTAATAGTAATAGTATGTAACTTCTCATCTGTAAGCAGTTCATCCGCTACATCAACATCAGAAATTAAACATGTCCCATTAACAGTCAGATTCTTAATCTCTGTCCCATCAGATAAAATAATATTAACCATTTGAATACCTCCAATTCTTGATAAATAATTTATTATATAATCTATCTAAGTGTTTTCTTTGTTTTCTTGACATTAATGATTTGTAATTGGAAAACCACGACTTCCACTTCACTCCACTTGCTCTCTTAACCCCACCCACAATGTGTGGAGATTTAAGATCGCTGCGTTTCGCTCCGCTGCACTTAGCTGATGAGGAAGCAAGGGCGCACCCCGGTAGCATCAGACGCACTGCTACTGCTCGCATCACCACCACTGCCCACACTGCAGAAAATCGTAGAGGATTGAACCGCCCTGAGCCAGTACCGTGATCTGCAAGATGAAATAAGAGAGTGATTATGTCTAAATGCTGCTAATTGAGACTTATTTGTACCAGTGTCATAGCCATTATGAGTAGTCTGTGACCAAGCTCTTGTTCCATAAACCATCTCTTCATTCATAAGGTCAATCTGTCTTGAATACCAAGCCCAGTTGCTAGGAACACCGTTGGATACAGTATTAACTAATAGATTTCTATAAGTGACAATATGTGATTCGCCAAAGTCTGCCTTAACCTTTGCAAGTGCCTGATCAAGTCCAGAAATATATATCTTAGAGCCTACACAACCACCGTCTGTAGTGTCTGTATCATTCATCACATGGTTGTACATTGGCGCATCAGGAACAACTAAAATGTGATGAGTCTCTAAAGACGCATTACCAGTTTTGTATAAATAATCTAAATCCATAAATCTATATGTAGTTCCGTTGATTACAAGGTAGTCACCACAATATAAATCTTTAAATGTGCCATTCTTAATGTTTGCAGACATTTCCGCAGTAAACTGTGTACCTAAATTCTTGCCACGGTAAATAGAATTATGAGCAGCTGCATTGTCATAGCCAACAATGTCATTAAGTCTCGTTTTTAGTGAATTAATTATTTCTCCAACTGTGCCTGCATCCGCCGCCTCGCCGGATACGCTCAGAGTTTTGTCTGTTCCGGAAAGATAATTGTCTGGAATTTTAGTCAAAAATCCGGAATCGTTCTGCAATTCGCTTGTTTTGCTTGGAATCACTGTAGTATCTGGTAATGCTCCTACTTCATCAGCTGTATATGTTGGCTTGTTCTGCTGCTTTGCCCAATCCGCCAATTCGCTTGACTTAATGTAAAGCGACATATCAATCGGGGCTCCCATGGTATCCCATACTACCCCATTCCACGCAACGTTCATTCCTGCTTCGCCGTAGGCCGACTTAGACTCGATATTGTACATATCACCGATGTCTGGATTTAATGGAAGCAAATCAGCAGTCGCAACTGTGCCACGGTAAATAATAGGCGTTTTTATTTTTGCTTCCATATCGGAAATCTGGCGTTTTAAAATTGCATATACTTTTTTTGCTGTTAATGCCATATGCGCTTCTCCTTTACAGTTTATACCATGTATCAGTAGGCTTGTGATATTCGTATAATTCAGAAGTGTCAAGGCACAATGCCGAAGAACCACTCTCTACATAATGTGGGAGCTTTGATACGTCTTTTGAAAGTCCCTCGTAATCACGAACCATGCCTTTTGCATCTGTACACACCCAACTGCCTAAATCCGGCAATTCGTCACCGGGATTGTACTTGATTCCATCAAAAATAACTGTTGTTTTTGCTTTTGACATCTATGCAATCATCCTTTCTGCCCCGATAGGAGCCACATATGTGAACTGGTTTCCTAAAATATCTCTAGCTGTGCCAATCACGAAACAAGAATAGTCTGCCAGAAGATTGCAACACCATTCTTCTGCATCCACCCAATACCGTTTCTTGACCATGCGGTGAAGTTCTGGCAATAGACCGTAGCTGAACATCACACAATGCCCTAACTCATGAATGAAAACACGGTTCAGAAGCTCTCCATGTAGGTTATTTGAGATTGAAATTATATGGGTGGAATAATCCGATACCCCGAGCGTTCTATTGCCTGTACGGTCAATTAACACGCTGTCGTGCGGAGACACAAACTGTACTCTCCATTGGTCGCCGTTCATATAAAATTGTCTTAGCATGGCTTATCACCATCCTTTTCAAATTAAATCAAGTTCTTGGAATACTTTAAAAATCTTTGGAGATTGAATTGCAAACCAATCAACCATTTCTTCGTTCGTAGCCCATGCTCCATAAAAATTGGCAGACGAAGAATCAAGTCCACTTTCAAATAAAAAAGCATGAACAATTTCATGACGTAGAATGTTTTTCTTCCAATTTTCGTAATCTCTTAATTCACAATCATCTTTTTTGTTACACACTATAATTTCGTGCGCGGACATATCCGTGTATCCATCTCTACCTTTTCCATCAAGTAAATCGTCGTCTTTTTCATTCCTGAAATATATTTTGTACTCAGTTCCTAAAATATTTACAGTCATATTTTCCATAATCAATCCTCGAATTTCATTACGAATTTTCCACCACATTCACATTTTTCATGACAGTCATATACATTCCAATTAGTTGTTGATTTGTCAGCACTTGGTTTCTGTGGTTTTCCGCATTTCTCACAAATCATTTTAATTTTGACTTCCGCTTTTTTTCTCGGCATATTATGTACCTCCATAACTAAAAAGCCCCTGCTACATTCCTGTAACAAGGGCAAAATTCATTTCATATTCAGTTCATCTGCTGTATGAAACGTGTCAGATCAGTTTTCATCTGCTGTCTGATTGATGCGTCTGCATCGTCCCACATTTCTTTCATATTGCGGATGATATCTTCTGTATACTCTTTCATGGAATCATCCATTTTTCTCTTGGATTCAGCGTCTTTGGAATCATGGTAATGTCTGCGATTCTCGCTGTATCTGTCGTAGGTTTCACCATATCTGGACTGCTGACGATTCATACCATCATTCCCTATATTCCTGTCCGAATATTCTGGGTGATATCCCATGCGGTACATATTGCGTTCAAATTCTGGATTATTCAGATATTCATTCATCCAGTCATCATCTTCCATGTAAAGATATGGTTTATATCCCATACGACTTCCTTTGCCTTTCGGTGCAAATCTGCCGTTTGCATAACGATATCTGTCATATCCCATGCGTCCAAGATATTTCTCTTCCTGCTCGCATTCGTCCATAGCTTCTACGATTCGATAATCTTTATCTGCACAGATTGCACATTTTACCGCTTCTAAGCAATCTTTCAGATCATCCCAGTCCTGAGAACTAAGATTGTCAAATCCATGTGCTTTGGCTTTTTCCATAGCCCATTTACCCATTTCCATTGCAACTTTATGCATTACATTGCCCCCTTTCTGGCAGCCTGTGTAACAGGTGTGTCTGTCGTTGGGGCTGTACCATTAATTGCTGTTAAATTGTTACTCGGACTACAAGCTGGATTTCCCAACATCTTGAATACTCCGCCAGTTGCGCTTGTAGCTACTCTGGTTGCGTACTTCGTTCTGGTTCTTATTCCGCAAGCCGTAACCTGTGCACAGCAACGATTCTCTAGCGGATACAAAGTTGTTCCTGTTCCTATTTGAATCATTACCGGGGCGGTAATTGTGGTGGCTTCTGGTATACTTTGTGCGATCACAATGCAATACTTTTCTCTATCAGAATAACTGCCTGCGGGGAGTGTAACCACAAGATTGCCCCCAGTGAATGCGACAGACTGACTTATCACAAGATGGTTGCAGAGCTTACAAACATTTTTACAACTCATATTTTATACCTCTCAATCAAATAAGAGGTGAGCCGGAACCCACCTCTTAGAATTTAGTCAACCTCTAAGGGTGAGTTACTTAGCAGCAACCACTGTTGCATCCGCATCCACCGTAATAGGTATTCGGATTAGGAACAACGTATGCCGGGATGGCCGCCGGATTAATTGCATTGATTAACTGCTGAGTCTGTGAAGCCATAGCAGTTGTAAGTAGTGCGGACTGACGATCCTGAGATGCAGCACGTTTCAGATCAGAGTTCTCTGCCTGTAATGTTGCAATCTTATCATTTACCATAAAATCAAGTATTGCTCTAGCATTGCTGTTCTGGTTTTCGATAAGGTCTCTGGTGTTGTTGTTCATTGTGTTCTGGAGAGCACAAGTGTTGGTAGCTAAGTTGTAGTTGATGCCCTGTATAGCTTCCCTTGTTTCACAGCAACAATTTGCTAACTGAGACTGTAATGCGTTTGTATTCTGCATATTGGCTACAGTGTCAGCATTAATTGCCTGCTGAACGCCATTGAAGCCCTGAAGCATTCCAACGTTCACGCCGTTGAAGCCACTCTGCATGGTATTGTTGAGTGCATATGTACTGTCGCAAATACCCTGCTGAATACCTCTGATACCGTTCTGAATATCATTAAGGGCAAAACTCTCGCTAATATCTGAACGGGTTGCCCATCCTTGGAATCCAGCACCATTTGCACCGTTTCCACCATTGCCGCCGAAGCCACCGCCCCAGCCGCCAAAACCTCCCCATCCAAAGATAGCAAAGATCAAGACAAGCCAGATAAGCGAAAAACCATCACCGCCCCACATGTCATTGGCGCGATTATTAGAGCCTGTAGCGGCAGCAATGTCACTAAGACTGTAATTTGAACCATTCATCATGTTTTTAGTCTCCTTAAATTTTATTTACAATAGGAGACATCCGCGGCTGTCGTCCCGAATTGTAGCGATTTTTAATCACCCAATTGTGGGGAAGTGTTATAATCCAAGGAATTTCTGGATAATTCCATCTGGTGATAAGTGCTTTTCATTAAATACATTTTGCTGTATTTGATGTAACTGGTCTGTATCACCTTTTTTGTATAAATCCAGCGCATTCTTCAATGTTGGATTATTTCCTGCAAATTTACTCATATCGTTCATCATGTTGTCAACACTTCCGAACCTCTGAGAAATCATTTTCTCAAATTGCTTTTTCATCATGGCGTTTGGGTTGAATGTCATCTCTGCCTACCTCCGTTCTGCTTAGGTTCCGATGTCCCCGACATCTGTGTCGGAAACATGCTCTTTATTTCAGAAATCTCCGAACAAACATCATTCCTAAGCTGATTAAACATTGCTTCAATGTCAATCTGCTTTTCATCTTGCTTAGATTGCTGTTCATCTGGATTTACGAGTCGGTAAACAAAAATCCTGCTCCTTCCATCGGATTGAAGCTGTTTTCTGTAAATTTCAGTTCCGTCTGTTTTTGGATAGTAAACAGGATTGCCGGACATATCCACATCTTTAGCCTTTACAGTATCAATACCGTCAACCATTTGACCTTGTAACATAGGTGACTGAGGTACCGGCTGTTGCATTTGCATTTGACCATAAGGCATTGCCTGTTGGTAATTATTCTGCAATTGTGCCAGTCTGTCCTGATACGGTTGTATTTGTCCGTATGGGCTGTTTATCATTGGCTGTTGCGGATAATACGGATAACCTGCCATAATCTGTTCCTCCTGTCCGGGATTCAAGAATCATATCCATATCATCTATGGAACGATGCTTTTCCCATATACCCTCGTAAGGGTTCCTTAACATAATCATTGTGTTTTCTCCTATGATTATATTATATAGGAAGGAACTCTGTTTTTGAACGTCACTATTTCGCCACGTTTTCGCCACAATACAAAGAAAAGCCCCGACAGTACATCGGGGCAACTTTGGAAATTTTCTTCTTTATTCTTTTGTTGATTCGGTCTATGGTTCTTGGACTATACCCCATAAGTTCAGATGCTTCCCATAGTGTCTTTTCGCCATAGGCCCGTAATCGAAACAGTTTTTCTTCTCTGGAATCGAAGCCTGCTTCTTTTAAATAAAATTTTCTTTCATCTTCTGAAAAGTCTGTATAATTCATATTTCCACCGTCCTCCCTTACAAGTGGAATCAAACTGGAAGAATACCGCTTAACATAAAACCGATAACTGCGCTGACAATCGCTGTAATAGCGCATACAATGATTGTATCGTAACGCTTTCCAGGGACTGCCATGAGAGTCTTTATATTGTTATTCATCTCATCCACAGTCGACTTGATATGGTTCAAGTCATTCTCACTTAATGCTGTCTTTCTTTCCAGTTCCCCAATACGCTCATAAAACTCTTTACTACGATCAGAGTTCTTCTCTTGCATCATCTGAAAATTCTTTTCCAGTTCTTCTATGCGGTGTTCATTAAAACATTCATGTTCACATCCCATCGCCAGTTCCTTTCTTCACTCCCTTAACATTTGCTTTTCCCTACTGAATATAAGCAACCCAGCGGCACTCCGGGAGGACAACATACTGTGCCACGTGACCCAACCATCTTAGTTAAATTAAACTTCCTGCAAATGGAAAAACGCCATGATTGATATATATTTCCGTTTCGGATTCCCATTTTCGACTTACTGAATTTTCAGAGTGAGATTCTTGGAACTCGGCCCCCTGTTTCACAAGGAAATAGAGAGCCAGATCAAATATACAATCATAGCAATATTCCATATCGGCATTGATTCTTTCCTCTGTATATCCAGACGGATAGTTGCGTTTCTTTTTGAATGAACGAATTGCACGCTTCACAGACAAAGAAATCATACCGTCAGTTTCCACATCATCGGATAGATACTCTTTCAGATCATTCACAAGCCGTTCGTCCATTCAAGATCACCTACCCTTGCTGAGATAAAATTTCTGAGATAATACCAGCCTTATTTGTCGATGTCAGGGCATAGCCATTGTCACTTGCAAGCTGTTTCAGTTGAACTACTGTCATGCTTGACAGTTCGCTTTCTGTATACTTGTGTTTTGAAGCATCATTAACACTTACTACAGATGGTGACTGGCTGTTCTCGTCGAGACTATGCCCGTTTATTCCCCCGCTTTGGTACCGATTACGATACCGCCGTTGGCTTTTGGCACAACAGGAACGAACATGCCAGATGCTTTAGTCCAAACTGCAACCGGGTCTTGTGTAGCCCACATGGACAGTGTTACAAAGGAACGATTCTCTTCCTGAATGAACTGTCTGTACTCAAGTTCCTCTGGTGTTACGCCCCAGAGTCCAGTACCAAATGAACCGTTCGGTTCTGCTTCATATAGAGTGAATACATCCTCTTTGAAGTATCTTCCTGTTTTGAGTGAACCATCTGCTTTTCTGAATCTGAATTTCTCGTCACAACGATCAATGGTAATTCCATATTCCTGCATAAGCAGATTTGCAAGTTCCTGTTTGGTCAGAAGACGTTTGTTTGCTGCTCCTAAGACCGCTGTCTGCATTGCAGTGTTGTTTCTCATGTAGTTAATCATCTTGAGGGATGTGACAGATTTGCTTACCACATAGCCGTTATCCTCTGCAATCGCCACCATCTTCTGGATATCGTCCATGATATCTGCGTCTGGTTTAGACCAGTCTGTCATTTCTACCTTTGCGCTGGACGGAACGCCGTAATCAATGCTCATATCCACGTTGTTCTCTTTGACTTTTACTGCACCTGTAGAAAGGAACTGTCCTTTCATAACATTTGCTCTGGCAACAACACCTTCAAAAAGGTTAGCTGCATCATCAAATACAAACTTCTTTAAGTTCTCATCATCCGGCACACCATTTTCAATTGCCTGCTGTAATCTCTCAGACTGATTGATTTTTCTCTTAATAAAGAGCTTTTCAGTCAGAACTTTTTCGAAGCCCGGTCTTGTTCCAATTTCTGCTTCAGTATCAAGAGCATGAACGAACGCTACCTCTGGCAGTCTCTGTCCGGCCATAAGTCTGTAGTATTCAGCTTTCAGGAACTGTGTTTTGACATCCGGGAAGATGGTGTCAAGAATACCGGGTCTTTTTACGCTGAAATCCTGAGAAAAGTTAAGTCTTTCTTCCTGCGTGATTGATTCTAAAATATTAAATGACATCTGCTTACCTCCTTAAAATTCTGGGTCTGTAGTGGTTACAAAAACGATACCTGTTTTTTCAAGCTCCGTTTTCGCAGTGGTGTCAACTACTGCCGGAAGTCTTTTTTCAAGAACACGTCCTGCAACAATTACGGAAATCGGTCGTTTTACATCGTCTGTCATATCAACATCTTCAAACACAATGCCTTTAGCACCAGTTGCGTTTGTCGGATATACAGAACCTGCCTTGATAATCTTCTTAGTTCCAACGGTTTCAGCATTTGTCTGTTCTGCTGTATAGGTTTTAAGTACCAGTCCTACCTCGGATTCGAGGATATTAGGTGTGGATTCGTACTGCTCTGTTTTCATAAAAGCCATAATCTAAATCTCCTTTTCTTAAATATTTACTGGGGCATTATCATCTGCCGGTTTATTTTCTGGACACATTTTTGCTGAGTACGCTTTTGCGTATTCAGATGCTTCGCTTTTCTTTTCTGGTTCTCCACCAGATTTACCACCACCCGGATTAGGTGTCTTTTCAAGGGCTTCTTTTTCCCATGCGGCTTTTGCGGTATCAAGCGTTGATTTATTTACTTCGGAAATTCCATCAACAAAAGTCTGGGCTTCTTTGAGTGCATCTTCGGCATCCATATTTGAAAATGCTTTGATTGCTCCTGTGTAGGCATCTCCTTTCATTCCTGCACTCGCAAAAATAGAAGTGATTTTGCCTGTCAGAGCGTCTTTTTGAGCTGCTTTGAGTGCGGATTCGAGATCAGAAATTCTTTTTTCATTTGTTGCTTTCTCTTTCTGATGCTCCAATTCTGTTCTTTCAGCTTCACTCATGTTCTGCTTTTTCAGTTCTTCCAGTTCTGTTTCCAACGCTTTTACTTTTTCTGCATCTTCTTTTAATTTCTGATTTTTGGCTTTTTCCTTAGCCACATCAGAATTTGACTGATTCAGGAAAGAAGTAATCTGCTCATCGGTTGCATCTGGAAAGATCTTCTTTACATCTTCTCTTGTCATTGAAATCTCCTTTCACCAATACGCTTTTTTACGCTGTTCGCTCAGCTCAAGGTGTCTCCCATGATTACGCTATCGGGGTGCATATTTTTTTAATAAAAAAGAGACGATTTTACTCGTCTCTAAATTAACTGTATTGAATTGAGCACCGGCAGTTCACAATCTCGTCTGCCGAAGCTCCAAGAGAATGATCGGTCGGAAACATTAATAGACTGTCTCCGACTGAAAATGGTTCATTTATAGGGATTGTAGTTCCGCCAACTTCAAGATGTGTTTTGCGTTCCCTTTTGTCTCCAACATCTATCCATGTCTTTTTGGTTTTTCCTGATTTCAAGGCTTTTGAATACTGCCTGTAATTCAGAATCGAATTGGCTTCGCATTCAGAAATGAACATTGCCCGGTCATTAGACAGGTAATAATCATCAGTAATGCTTTTATCTTCGGAAGAAAATCTTTCAAATGTTGCATCAATAATTTGTTTTGTCACGCCAAGAGCATATTGCTTGATATATGTGTCTATAAGCATATACGAAGCAATTACATCCAGATATTTGTCATAAAATTGAGTCTGGATATATTCTCTGTTTGTTTCTCCGCTTTCTATGGTTGTTTCTATCAGCGCCAAAATATAAAGGACAACTTCTTCCATTTGTTCGGAAAAAGCTATCCTTTCTTGCTTTTCTTTGTCTGATATTGACATTTTGCTGAAATATTCTTTATACGGTTCACTTCTGCGATTGTTGGGTCTGATATTTAATTCATCGTATGATGAAACACTCATTCTGAAATCACATCCTTATTGAAGCCATTCAGCAAATCTTGTGCTTTTTGCAATTCTGAATCTGGGTCTGCTAATTCTGGGTAAATGGTTCCGAGGTAAGGCAAACTCATTTCATATACTTTTTGCGGATCACTAAATAATCCACAAGTAATCAATGCAATCAGCGGATGAATTTTATTTTTGAACAGATAATCAAGCGCCTGTGCTTTGACAAGCATGTTATCTGTCGGGTTTCTGGTGATTTTTACATCGAAATCTCTGGTCGAAATATTTACATCCATTGAAGTTTTTCGGATGATATTCAAAATGATTCTGGCAGATGCTTTTTCAGCTTCTTTCGTAAATGCTTCTACCAATTTTGCGTCTCGTTCTGCAAAATCCCAACCGTTTCTCAGATACACTGCATTTCCTGTGTCTCCACCCGTATTGCTCTGTCTATTCGGCATTGCTTCTACAATCAGCATATTGTTGTAAATATCATCTTTAGCAACCTGGCTTTCTGACTGATTTAGTTCAGCAGTCATTAAGTCAACGTCTGATTGTGTTCCATTCCCGACGTCTTTTACAGATACAGCACCGAGTTTGATCATTTTTACAAATTCTGCTTCATCAATCTCGCAGTTTTTGAATTTCATCAGAGCTTGTACGAACTGTTCAACACCATTCAGTCTGTCAGATTGATACTTATTGATTGCGTCATACATTGTAATCGCAATTTCGATGTCGGAAAGTCTGTCGTGATTATTTGGGTATTCGATGATCGGAATGCCACCAAAACCATTGATTCCAGATTCTGTCACCACTCCATTTTGTATTTTGAAATACTGTCTGGAAGAATAACACTGGTAATACTGCTGATTGTCCTCGTCTTTTAAAATTTGAACGGAAAGCACTGGTTTTCCAGTAACGCTTGAATAAACAATATATACATCCTGCGGTGATGGGATAAATATTCTGAAAGGCGGTAAGTCTCCATCCTTTGTCCATTCATCCTCTCTCAGGATTGCTTTATATGCAGTTCCTACCGCACTCTGGTATATCCCAAGTTGAATATTTCTGGCGTCTGCATTGGCTTCGTCCAGATAATCATTGAGCCTATCAACTTGTTCGTTTGTTTTTTCACTCGCTTTTTTCTTCTTGCAGACATACTGAATAGGTTCTCCGTATATCTGTCCTGCCTTGAATTTGACTGTTTCAAGGGCATGATTCTCAACAACTTTATTGTTGACCTCTGGGCGAACAAGTTTTTCACGATATAAAATTGGCTGATCGCCTTTGTAATATCTGTAAAGATAATCCATCAGGGTTCTATTCCTGTTATGGATTCCGATTGTATCAGAAAGGACCTGTGCCACGTTCTGGGGAGTAATCTGGTCTACGCCAGTATAGGCAGTTTTTCTGCCAAACTCGCCTTGGCATAGGTCAACAAAGTTTATTTTGTTTCTCCCCACTGCCTGTCCTCCTATTTTTCTGCATGAAAAAAGCACCAAGGTTTGACCTCAGCGCTTATTTTACAGCTTATATTATATAATATATTATCAATATGATTCCATATGATTGCATACTATCTTTTGAATCCTTTTACTTTTCTGACTGATTCAATTGCTTTCAAATGGCAAGAACGGATATGCTGAATTGAATATCCCATTTCGTCAGCCACCATAACCAGGCTTTTGTATTCTACATATTTTTTGTGCAGCAACTGTGAATACAAGGAATTATCAAGACTATTAATGGTGCTTGATACTTCCTGTTGAATATCAGACATTTCAGAAATATCTTTGGCAATTTCTTGTTGCAGATCAGCAATCTTTACGATTGTATCGCCTACATGATCTTTTGTGCCGGATGTTTGAACTTTTTCTCCCATTGAAAAAGAAGATAAACTTGTAGCCAACATTCTGAGCTGGTATTCTTCAGAAATTTTGTTTTCGATTTTTCTCTTATAATCACGAACTTGTTCTAAGTATTCTCTTGTGGTCATATTATCTCCTTCCCCAAAGTGGATTGTGCATCGCAGTTGCTTTCCCGCCTAATGGATTCTGCACGTACTCTGCCATCATTGCCAAGCTGTCCGGGCCATCATCGTGAGCTACTTTTGCTCTTGTGGTATATGTGGTTACATTTGCCATAAATAAGCCGTAGTCGGATTTTGGTTTATACTGGCTTGGATGCAAAAAATAAAAATGTTTTGATATGTAATCAGAATTTACAAGAATTTTTGTTTCTTTATTTGCTTGCGTAGGTCTTGTTTCGATATCCGCTCGGCATTTCCCTGAGATTATCTTTTGAATGTTGTGCGCAACACGATTTCCTACGTTATTTGACTCGAATCTAATTTTGTGTGGATTGTGTTTTATCAAGATATCAGCAGTCTTTCTGTCCAGGATGTCGTAATCTGTGGTATCATCGAAAACAACGTCCGGGATAAAAAATTTATCCCCATATTGATATGCAATAGGTAATGATTCAAAATCTGTACCTTTATCTTTTGTATCACATACTGCCCATATCGCATCTGCTTCTCTGTCTGGTATAATTGTGTATTCGTCCGTGCATCCGTTGGGAACGTCTTCTTTGCCAAAGAAAAATCTTTTTAGCTTATCTGGCGGAAGCAATAATCCTTCACGTTCTACTGGTTGTTGCTGATAAAGACAGTTATAAGAGATTTCGTCCATGGACTCTTTAGCATCGTTGAAATACTTCTCAGAGAACCCATTTACTGTGAATAAAAAATTGCTTTTGCCATTCTCGTCAAGTGCCGGTACTGCTATAAACCTTGCTCTAGGGTTCCCGGCGTATAACTGCTGTAGCTTTCCAATAGGGTCATGAACTGACCATCTTGTAGCTATATAAAACTCTTTGCAACCCTCTAGCCTACGAGAGCGCAAGTCATTTACTACTTTTGTCCATAAGGTGTCCAGTCGATTCTTGTTCAGTGCTTCTTCGATACCAGACACAAGGTCATCGGCGGTAAGAAATCTGTTACAACGGGTAGCTCCTGTCAATGAACCATCAATGGATCTGAACGTCCAAGTCTTAAATCGTCCGTTTCTTTCGAGATTGACCGTAGTTTCCTTTGCATTTGTTCCCTGTATTTCTACATTCGGAAAAATCTCATGCCATGTGTACTCAACCGAATCATTGATGATTTCCAGAACTCCATCATAAAGTGAACGTGTCAGAATACTACTGTGCGCTGATGACAGGTTGAAATCATTCGGAAACCACCCGCCTACCAGAGACAGAAAGAAATCTTCAAGAGTAGATTTTCCGCAACCGGGTGGTACGCTCAGCGCAAATATATCAAGTTTATCATCCATCAAGTCTTGTAAAGAGCCGATGATATTGTGCTTCAAGAACACATTTCTTCTTGGCTGATAGAAGCGTTCTTTTAATATTCTGTTCTTTTCCAGATACAGTAGACCACTGTCAACCTGATAGTTTCGGGCTTCGAACAGAAGATATTTGTAGTAGAGGTCTTCAAATTCTTTTGAACCTGTTTGAAGCAACTGATTAAGCGCAGCTTCTTTTCCAATATTGCTTAATCCTATGCCTTTTTCACGATAATTCGGGTATTCTTTGAAAGAATGTTTTTCATCCATTAAGTAGACAAGGGAATATAACTTATTCCACTTTGTTTCCGGGCTTAGATTACTGTTGATGATGTTATTTCCGATCATCACATACCATTCCGGCGATTCTTCAATAATTTTTTGCATAAAAATAGAGCCAGACCTCCTTTCTTCTTAAGATTTAGTCTGGCTCTCATGTGGCTCTTTGACTGTTATTCACTTGCTTTGAAGTTATATATAGGTTTGATAATATCAACTATTTCTACGGTATCTTTGATGTTATCAATAATTTCTTGCGGTGGTTTGTAAGCCATAGGGCTTTCATCAATCGTAGATTTCTGAACGGATGTTGTATATATCCCATTCATAGACTTTTTAAATTCTTCTAACGATATGTTTTCTTTTGCTTTTGATCGGCTCATGATACGTCCTGCACCATGCGGGGCTGAACAATTCCAGTCCTCGTTTCCTTTCCCGAATGCGATAATGCATCCGTCTCGCATATTCATTGGGATAAGAACTTTCTCACCATATTTAGCTGATATTGCACCTTTGCGAACAATGTTTGTATCGTGGTCAATATAATTATGAATTGTATCAAACCATGTATTTCTTTGGAATGTCCACTTCATAGTGTAAAATATAGCACTCTGTATACATCGTCTGTTTATTCTTGCAAATTCTTGACAAATTTTCATATCATGCAGATATTGTTTTCTGTGTTCTCCTGTTAAGTAACACAATTCTTTCGGAATACCCAGTTTGTCTGGCTTCCATTTTCGTTTTAATTCGTCAATACCATTTTGGATTTCCTTGTGTCTGCCAGAACGCTTGTATTCTTTCACCAATTTTTGTATTTCAGTTTCGAGCTTGTCTGTACCCTGCATGTCTTCTATGGCAATTTTTTGATATATTTCAGCTACTTGTTTTCCAAGATTGCGACTTCCAGTGTGAATTACAAGATAATTTACCCCTTTTGAATCAGTGTCAACTTCAATAAAATGATTTCCGCCCCCAAGCGTACCAAGGCTCCTGCGAATCCATTCGATATTTTTAAGCTGATGGAAGCAGTGAAGTTCTTCTAATTCTTCAAAATTTATGATTTCGTCACGTACATTTCTTCCTGCCGGAACATTGTCTCTTATTACTTCGTCAAGTTTTTTTAAATCTATTGTCCCCACATCGGTAGGAATTTGTGTTGTAAGCATTCCACATCCAATGTCCACGCCAACAATGTTCGGAATTACTTTATCTCCGAGATCGGCAGTAAAGCCAATTACACATCCTGCTCCTGCGTGAACATCTGGCATGATTCGTACTTTACATTCAGAAAATGCAGGCTGTTTTATCAATGTATAAATCTGATTTAACGCTTCTGGTTCGATGTTTCCTGTAAATATCTTCAAGTCACTCATAATGGCACTCCTTTCTGGCTCTCTGATTAATTATTTATTCTTTCCTTTCAACAACAGTTACGCTACCCTCAAATACTCCGAAATTAGAAGATTCCTGGAACGTGTGAGTCTCGGCAATATCATCATCAGTCATAGGGCGTGTGAGATACCATAGTGAATCATCTTTCCATGTAATTTCCTCTAACTTTTGGTTTGGTTCCAACTCTAATGTTGTGTTTCCGCCGCAATTTCTTGTGGCAGACTGGCATCCGGCCATTCCAAGTGTCAGTGATAAAACTGTTATTGAAACGATTATCTTTTTCATTCTGTGTGTCCTCCATCATTCTCTGAACCACCAAATATGCTTATCAAGAATATCTGCTTTTACATCTCCGTCACAATAATAGTTGCATCCTTCATCTGCAAATTCCGCTGGTGTTGTAAATTGTTTTATTCCATCTGGTTCTAATATGACGCACGCCTGTTTTGAAATATAGTTTGATACAACAGCTGGTTCGCTACGCCACCAGACTTTTCTTCCGATAACTTTTTTATCGAAATCAATCTCATTTAAGTTTATTGGATGCTCATTAAAATCATTAATCATGCACTTTGCACGTTCAATTCCGCCTCTTACATTGCAGAATTTTTCTCCATTTCTGGTAATAAACACGTTGCCAATCGTAGTTGCTTCAAATTCATCATGTCTGCATCGAGCGTAATTGTAAGGTGCATAATTTATTCCCCAACATACGGGTTCTCCTTCGAATTGAACTAAATTCTCGCAATTTGGTTTTTCGTCCCTAGGATAAGCCCATAAATCATTATTGTTGTATTTGCCGCCAATTGCATGTACATATCCTACTATTCGTACAACAAAATACGGTTTTCCATTAATTACAGTATCCCAACCCATTTGACGTATTTTTAGTTTTGAAATATCCATATTTCTGTCTATTAATTTGATGTTCAGCATCTGATATTCTCCTTTTATACATTCACCATAAACTCTTTCTTACAGTTGCTACCCTTACATTTATACGGCATCCGATAAATCTTTGTGGTTGGGAAAATCTTTAAGGCTTTCTTTCCACAAAACGGACAAATTACCCACTTTGTACCATTTTCCATTTTAATTTGTGCTGAGCCGTCCCATGGCTCGGGTATATTCATATATTCAGAGAAGTCTACTCCCTCTGATTCAAGTGCTGTTTTAATGCTCATTTACCGTTGTCCTTTCTGATCAATGTCAAAATCGTCAAATAATTGTCCCCGATGTAATCTGCTTTCCATGTTTTAGAAAGATTTCCCGTTTGGTTGTATATTACGGTCGTATTCCCAGCCAGAAGCAAGCGTCTGTCTGGATAGAACCTAGTCGGGATGTTCATTCGGTGGCATTCTCCCTCGATATTGTATGTGGTGTCGAGGAAATCAATGTCCGAGCCTGAATAAATAATTCTCATCAGCTCAGCCCATGAATCTTTCTCAGATTCGCATATCGGTCAATCAGAACGTCAAGTGTTGTATGCAACTGGTTAATTGTAGTGCAATCGTCCTGATGCTGTCTGCGGTATTTTGCAATTTCTGCAGATTCATCGTAAAATGGTGTATCTGCCTTTTCGCCCACCTGTCTTTTTAACTCATTGTTATAAGCACACATTTTATCCAGTTCAGCCTGAAGCTCGTTGATTTTATTATCCTTGTCTAAAATCTCATGTTGCTTCGCTTCTCTCTCATCGGCCAACCGAACGATTTCTTCTTTCAACTGATCTACTGTCCAACTCTTCAAATCTTCAATTCTCATAGCATCCTCCCTTAAAGTTTAGTAAATATTTCCATGTCATAGTTATCTCGAATATAATCCACGCATTCAGACAACTTTTCTTTTAAGAACGGGTCGTTTGCAATGTCTGGATGTATTGAATATAATGTGCAACTATCTTTTTTACCGTCTTTCTGAAATTTCTTCCAATTAAATGTCATAACGAACAGTGGAATTGCTTTGAGATTTTTGGTCTTGTATCTTATGTAGAGATTGAATATCTTTTTGAACACGAATACTCCCCCTATCTGGTCGAACTTAAAATAATTTTGTTCTTACATTGCGGGCAAATAATGTATTTTTGCTTGTACCCGAATCCAGACGGCATATTTGTAGCAAAATGCTTCTCTATGTTTTCTTCTTTCACGTCTTCGGATTCGTCATAGCTCAATACTGCGCCGCATTTGTCGCAAGTTGTTTCTTTTAATGTACCAGGTTTCAAAATCTTAATCATTTCTCTCTTTCCTCTCTGTGTTTCATCTGGCATTCGATCATCTTTGCTATGTTCTCACGTTCCTGTTTTATTCCATGTCCCTGACGAAACAACTCACATTCGAGGATATTCCCGCATCTGGAACACTCGTCTTTGATTTCTTTTCCTGCTATTTGCATTCCCATCCATCCTGTACCATTTTAGGCTTATATTCTTTTTCGGTATATCCTTCACCGTTGCACAAATCGCAAGTGACTTTTGTTTCTTCATATCTGTCGCAGCATTCCCAGTATTGTGCACGATTTATCATTTTTATAACAATTCCTTTTCCATAACATTTCGGACATCTATGGATTTTATTTCCCTGTATTCGTTTTACAAGGTCATCAAGAGTTGTTTTTCCACCATAGTCATCTCTCAAACATATTGCTTCATGAATTTTCATTTTCTGCGTCCTCCCAAAATTCGCAAACACAATCTGGTTCCGTAAAATCAGCGCAGTGTTCACTGTCGCCGTTGAAACATACCCATGTAAAATCGTCATGTTTCTTACATGTTTTACAACACTTTTCTTTTTGCATAATTAACACATCAATTAAAAAAGTCCAGTGTGCCGACTTGAACGGCATAAATCTCCCAACGAGAAACACTGGAACCGAACGAAGTAAGAGAAAAAAATTCCAATGATTGCAGTTCATTGGAATTGAAAAGGGAAGATTCGAACTTCCATGTACATCCCATGTCCAAAGACACATACTCACCCATTACGATGTACTATCCTCTGCGTCTGCCTTTCTATTGTATCAGATTCATCACCGTCAATAGTTCCGCCACTTTTCAATCAGAGCATTATCACTCAATGCATCAAACGTCCATATAGGAGGGGATTTCCACCCTTTTACTCTCATGCTGCCGACTAAGGTCACCTAAGTTGTGGGTTTAAACCTATGCTACCACAATAGCGTCTACGTATTCCGCCACTATATGGAATCGGAAAGGCAGGAATCGAACCTGCGGCACATAGCTTACAATGCCATTGCTCTACCACTGAGCTACCTTGCCATATTCACCGCCTTTAACGGTCAGACATTGTCTGGGCTGAATTTTACTTCTTTCGCTATAGTGTAAATCCACCTGAGACATAGACCGCCTGTATACAAACAGCTTAACTCTAAGCGGATTAAAGCGGAACGCCCGGAATCGAACCGGAGACTAGGTTGCTCGTCCCTATCAGCTTTCCACTAGCTGCACATTCCACATAACCCGGAAACCCCGGGTTAGCAATATGTTTATCGTGTTATGCTTTCCACTAGGCAATTTTTCATGGCTTGGACTATCGTATTTTTGCCAACCTGACGGCTTTTTGGTAACCGTGGTATGCTCCACGGAGTTGTTTCGGATTTGGATATTAATGTCTTTTCGGATAACGACGAAACCTTTTATATATCTCCTGAAAACTTCCTGTCCTCAACGTGCACCTATTGACGACAATTTAACTCAGAGACTGTGCCGAACGGGGAATTATCTTCATCGAACAGGCTGTGCCGTTACACACCTTTCATAAAAATAATCCACATACACTCATTCAGCAGTTTTTTCTGTCCATAAAACGGATAGACAGCATATGGAAGAAATGGAAACTACAGGACTCGAACCTGTGACTTGCCGGTTATGAGCCGACCGTTCTACCAACTGAACTAAGTTTCCTGAGCAGAGGGTTATTGCAGTTCAAGAGTAACTTCCTCTGCTGTTGCGATTCTTGCCCTCACAGTCGCAACAAAGGGTCTAAATGCTGTTCTGCATAAGCAGAGTCCATCCGGGGCGTTTGAAGCCCCTTTAATCATCCCCGTTGGGATAGACGGAACCAATTCGGAGGGGAACTATATCATGGCTAAACAATATAGTCCGACTAGGCTAGCGGGATTCGAACCCGCGAATACAGCAGTCAAAATGCTGTTCCTTACCGCTTGGAGATAGCCCATTATTTGTCCGGGATTTTACCCGGACTCGTGATAGAGTGATATATTTTATAAGATTTTAGAAAGCATCATGTCTATATTTGTATCGTTAAGTCCGCGCCAGTTACTTCGGGAAATTATATTTCACTGACGCAGACCTAAGCTACTCTGGATGCCTCGACCTGTCAGATTCAAAGGCTTTCCCTAACCTAAGAACGACAGGCTTTTGCTTTTCTTGTATTTTCACCCGTTCAACCAGTATGGTGAACAGGGGAATTTGTATTGTGAATGCTAACCACATTGGGTTCTTCTTATTTTAAAGTTCTACGCCTTCCATTACTGCTCTCGCTTCTAATACCGCAATATATTCAGTCATAGCTTTTACCTGCATATTGTAAGTGCTTCTAGGACAAGTTGGGGTAAATGGAAGTTCTCCTTTATCCCATTTTTCAAGCATTGCAGACAGTTTTTGATACCTGATAGCAACCTGATAATATTCGGCTTTAAATCTATCCTTATAATCAGCACTGTTCATAAGTTCCATAGTTTCTTTTAATTCGTTTGGCATTTTACACGTCCTCCTTTATAATCTAAAAATCACAACTGCATTAACTGCAAAACAAATTTCCATCAATATAAATACTGCCGTCGCTATTGGATTGCCTTTCTTTTCGGTTTCGTCCTGTGATATAAGAAATGCTAAAACCAATGTGAAAAATGCAATATCCAACATGGCTGCTACAAATTTTGCAAGAATCATTCTTTCTGTTCCTCTCCGATCATAAAATCAAGAATCTTACCGGCAGTTTCTTCTTCTGGCTCGAATGGCAGGCCGCATGTACAGTACTTCTCAATCGCTGTTTTAAGGCTTGCTTTGAAACCATTGTAAACTTCTCCATGTGCAAGAAGTTCATTTCTCAAAACGGCTATTGCGTACGTAACAGTTACAGAGTTAGTATTGTTCATTCTTCAAGTCCTCCATTTCCTTTACGCTGATTCCGACTATCCCGGCGCTATCTTTGCTGTCTGTAGCTTTGAAGTGCGCTTTAGGATGCTGCGGGTACATAAACTCGAACATGAGGTAATTTGCTGCATCCACGAGATATTCTGTATTTCCGGTGGAATTATATTTCTCAATACACCGTTCCATAGACGGGAGTGCCTGCACGTTCCCGGTTTTAAAATTCTTCCTGGTAGGACCGTATCTATGATAACTTACCTCGACTCGATTCTTACGAAGTTCATCAAAGCGTTCACTGTATTCTTCTGACATAGAAAAACCTCTTTTTTATTTTTTTGAGAAAAATTGAGTCGGCGTTTTGCCTATCTCTTTCGGAAATATTGTTCCAATGCTTCTCTGGTAATCTGCGATACGCTTTTGCCGGTTCGGTTCTTTTCGGCTATGAGTTTGCGTTCTAGCTGTCCTGTGAGCCGGATGCGGATGGATTCGCCTTGAGAGTTATTCTTTTTCATAGGCAGCGTCCATTTTTACTGAAAGAATTGGTTTGTCACCAGTTTTTGCAAGAAGTGTAATCCCTTCGCCTTCTTTCCGAGGTGATGTAGCTATCTGAATATTAGAAACACCAGTTTCGCTACAGATATTCAATAACTGTCTAGCAATATCCATCAGCCCTGATCGAAGATATCCATCGTTGTTTAATATTTTCTCCATCTTGTTCCTACCCTTCTGTGAATGTAAATGGTTATCATAAATCATTTATTGCTTTCAATTTCTGATTAGCAATTTCAACCTGAGAAGCAAGTACGCTAAGCGACACGTCTCTTATAAATGATTCTTCTAACGTCATGTTTTCTCTCTGAAACAGCATCGGAGCTGTAAGCACATAAATTTCAATATTCAAATCACGGAGTCGTCTCCATGTTTCTTCGATTTCATCCTTGGTATTTCCAATATCATCAACTACGCAAATAATCAACGAATCACCATTTCTCATGTTTTCGCAAAGATGTTCGAAATTATTATTTTCATCTATTGAGTCATAAACAAATGTGTCAATTTCTTCGTTCAAAAGTATCTTTTTCTTTGCAGACAATGGAAACCAAATGCCTGACTCTTTTGCATATCCTATCTTCATACTTATACCTGCCTTTCTTGGTATCACCTTATTTTTTTTCTGGCAGAAAAACCATTAAGGCTTATGGCTTGTCGTGTTGCAATCACTATCTCTGCCATGGGGAACTCTTTTTTTGTTTTTTCGGAATTTTAAAGCCTTGCTGTTAGAGGAGACTTTTTTAATTTTTCGGGAACTCGGAGTACTCACTCGGCGTGTGTTGGGGCTTATATACACCCCCCTCCCCGGTATCCATGCCGGACGCTACCAGGGAAGCCCCCCGCCCCATGGGTTCCCGCTTCCCTGGCTTAACGCTGACCTTTAACGGCCTGCGGCAGTGGTCAAGGAAGAAATATATAGCAGATAATTGTCAGAATATTACATCTATAAGAAAAACAACAGTTTTTTATATAGATTAATGTACATATTGCACAATTTGAAGAATTGTGTTTGTATATATTACACAGTTTCTACTAATTTTCCTTGTTTTCGTGCCGTTTGTCCGTGAGTCCTGTACATTTCCGGGCTCTTGATGCGTCCTATCTTGCCTCACTCTCCTGCCAGCAAACCGCCAAACTCTTCTTTGATCTGTTCCAGACTCTCCCGTGGTTTATCCTGCCGCTGGCTTGCCTGTACTGGTGCCGTTTCTGCCATGCCGTCAACAGCCTTGCAAAGGAATATGCCACCAACGTTCCCGGAAGCTGCGCTTTTATATCGTCCGAGTGCACATTCATCTTGCCATTTTTTAATCGTGTCGGAGCGTGAGAGGTTTAGCTTTTCACAATAGTCATCAGCTCTGCACTCTCCTTTTGCCCATGAATAAATTGTATCCCTGTGAATGCCAATCAATAGTGCGTATTCTTCTATCGTAGGCTTTTGATTATATTTATATACTAACTCTGTATAAGCTTCCCATATCTCATTAAGTACTGTTATGCTCTCAAGTATATCTCTGTTAAATCCAACATGTTTATTTATATACTTAATCATACCTGTAAACTGATTACTATTTGGCTTATGTATTTCTTCTTGGTCATACAGTGAATCAACATACTCATCAGCATAATAATTAATCGTATTAGTATATACTTCTATTCCCTGTTCTGTTACTGTTGTATTACTCTTTTTCACTGTATCACCTCCAAAAAATCAAATAAAAAAAGACGACAAAAACACGTTTGCAGATACTTTTTCAGAACTCTTATTTGTTCCTTTTCTTTCCGTCTGCTACGGTTTTTAGTCGTCTAATAGTCTTAATTATCATCATTACCTTTCGGCGTATTTAATTGTTAATTCTGTTTTAGCACATTCTTATATCACTTGTCAATAGTCTATTAATTTTATTTTACCGTTACATTTATCTTAATTAACTGTCTATCTATACAGTACTGTATAGCATGTACATTAATAAACTCTAGGTCTCTAGAATCTAGGACGGGATTATAAAACCAGTTATTATATAATTATACGTTATGTAATACGGTCATTTTCTGGCTATTAAACACAAAAAGCCAGACCTTCCGGCGCTTTGTCCGGCTTGATCTGGCTGATTAATCAATATTCTTTTCGCGCTCTGGCTTGCAGCTCCCGTCCTGAGTTCCATCGCCTGTCGTTATTTTTATTTTATCCACATCGGTTTTAAAAATCAAGCCCCAAAATAAAAAATAAAAAATTTTTTGCTTGACAACTTCGGCAGTTTTGTGATATATGTGTTATAACAGCTTCGGCGGTGGGGCTGTTTACCGGCTGAGTGCCGCGCCGTCGTTACGCCGCCAGAATAAGACAGCAAAAGACCCTGGGATTATCTCTCAGGGTCTTATTTTACGTCTTTCCACTATGGAACTATTAAAGCTTGCACTTATTCAGTACTATTTCAAATTTACATTCAATTACATCAGTAATTGTTGCCTAAATAATACTATAGATCAGATGAAAAAACAAGGATTGTTTAAATTATCACAATCTGTAATTACTTTCATTCCTCGATCTAAATATTTCACTCGAACATCATTAAATCTCCGCTTTCCCTTGCTGATCGTATAATCTTTGTGAATTGTGTAAACAGTTCCGGGCGTTTCTACCGTAGCCGGTGCATAAGTGCACATATCAAGTGTCATTTCCTGCGCTGGCAGAACATCTACAATTTTTACATCGTCAATTCTTATCAAGTCCTCATGTCGTCCCAGACTTGGAAATGTCCGGGGATTTAAGATTTTCCTGTAAATTACGTCAACTTCTTCCTGGTTATCCGGCATAATATGCAGCCGCAGGTCCAGATCAGACACAACGCTTTCATAAATCGGCGTATTGACCCAGCCCACAAACGAATCCCCAGATTTTACCCTGACCGGAAAACGCTGCTTAAATTCCTCCGTTTCTGATCCTGCGACAGCTCCGCCGCGCCACCTCATGCAAATTTCCGGCTTGTTCATGACTCCATTGCCGGATACGGATATCTTCATATCATGCCAACTGTCCCACCTGCAAAGAAAATGAACCATCCCAGCAACTGTAGAAAAAGGCGGAAGCGGGTATGTTTCGCCCCGCTTGCCATTCCATCCCGGCATTGAAAACCGGGCAGTGTCCATATGCCCTTGTATCATTACTGATCTCATTTTTCGCTCCTTGTTTTTGACTTGTTTAATTTTTTCCATCTTTCCGGGTATGCTTCGCGGAACCAGTCGAGGAAATTTCCGAATAGCGCTTTCTCTGCTTCTTTGCGTGCCGCCGCGGCGTCCTCAATGTCGTTAAATCTGCCGAGACGATAATTTTTCCCTTGAAATTCTATTTGCGCAACCCACTTTTCTCTTTCTCTATCCCAATAAACGCCTTTGACCCCAGATGTATTATTTTTTAACATTTTTCTTGGTATTATAGATAATACCGAAGTATTTTTCTCAAACCCCTCTTTTACTGTATTTTGAGCTTTTATAATATTTTCTTCCCAGCTCCTAAGTCTAGCACATCCGCATGATTGAATCTTGTAGAAACGCCCCGCAGGAACTTTAAATTTCTTTCCACAAGGGCATTGGCATAGCCAATCTGAACCCTCTTTACCAGCTCCCAGATATTTAATTGCCTTGCATCCGTATTTGTTAACTTTCCCGGCCAAATCTGCCGGTTTTAAATAGTTTTGTTCCCTGTTTACGCATCCACACGACACATTTTTCCCGGACGCTATAGCATCATAGCGCATAGTGCATGTGTTTCCACATTTACAACGACACACAACATATAAACGCCTATTTTTCCTATATGCGTTTATAACTTTTAATTGTCCGTGCACCTCGCCGTTAAATTTGTCCGTAAAAACAGGCGTATTTCTACAGGTTTCCGAGCAGTATTTAGCGGCGGCACTTCCGCCGCTAAACTCCTTGCCGCAAACAGAACATATTCTTTTAATCATCCTGATCTAGTTCCCTCTCTTGTACAAATCCGCCCAGGATGCCATTGTACAGGTCTTCCGGTATTTCTTCCTCCATCAACGGATGCCTTTCCTCAAGTTCGGCGTCAAGGCTTGCGTCTATGTCTGCAAGCGCCTGTTCTCTTCCAAACCCCATTGATACAACTGTATTCAATAAATCAATTGTTTTCTTCATCTTCTTTTCCTCCATTTTCTTAAATTTCTTCTGTGTAGGAAATTCTAAGGGTGTTACCCTCGATTTCCCAAAAATAATGCTCGCTGTCATATTTTTCGAGGTTTCTAAACTCCTCGATTTCTTTACTTGTCAGCGCCATTTTCACAGTTACCGGTTCAGTTCCCATCTTCCCGGTTTTCATTGCTTCTTTCTCAATTGCTCGATCAATTTTTCTTTCTAACATTTTCTAACCTCCGTTTTATTTCCAGCGTTTAACAATGTCCCCATCATAATGATCTGGCGCGTCTTCGTCTGGGTTGACGCTTTCCAGAACGTAAAACGCTTCTCTGTGCTGCTGATCGCGTTCAGTCAACTGCTCCCATTGTTCCTCCGCTTCCTGCAGAGCTTCTTCCTTGCTTTCAAATTCATCGGCGAAAAAATCACCGTCTTTGAAATCCATAATAATATATTTCATTTCTTTCCCTCCGTTCCGCCCCTGTCCGGGGCTGTTTGATATGCTTTCTTTAACTGTCTTTAATATACATTAATTTTTAATGTATGTCAATACCTTTTCTTCAAAATCTTTTGTATTTTCATCGGGCAAATATTCCAACAAGTAACCCGGCTGACATTCTAATATAGTACATAATTTGTCAAGCGTTTCTTGTGTTACAAGGCGATCACTGCGGAGCTGTTGCAACTGGCTTTCTGTAAATATCTTGTTTTTTCTTATTATATAAGTAGTAACTCCTTTTTTTGTCATCATATCAATTATATTTCGCTTATATTTAATCATGTTCTTACCTCCTTATTATATGAATTATTATATCATTTTTATACACTAAAACACAATGTACAATATGCACAAAACACTATTTTTATATGCTCTATAATTTAGTGTATAATGTCAATAGACATACATTAAATTTTAGTGTATTATATAACCATCAACAGAGAACAAACAGCCCGGACGCAGAGCCGGGAGAACGGAGTAAAAAATGAGAAAATTTGTTTTAGTTTACCAGCTGAAAATTAATTATGAAATCACTTCAAAAGTGATAGAAGCTCGCAACGTTTCCGAAGCGTGGGAACGTCTGGAGGAGATCGAAACCCGGCGAATAATTGCCAGTATAAACGCGTGGGAGGTGTAAAGAATGAAATATAATATCTATCTTGGCCAGATTGAAAAGGCCCACACAAAAAGAAAGCTGGCAAAGCTCCTAGACCTGATTGGGAGCGACTTCACCGGGATTAACTCCCGGCAATATGAAGAATTAAGATTCTTGATTCTTTATAAAATGTCAGCATAAAAAAGGACTCCGAAAAGCCCGGAGCCCTAGATATAATTATTAAAATACCAGCAAAGTTATTATAACTCTAACAGGAGGAAAAAGCAATGGCAAACAAATATTTGAATAGATTAAATTGGGCGGTGTTTACAATGATTGACCGCACCACACAGGACGACAAGAAAAGCAAAATAACAGTTTCCGGATTGTTTAGTTATCCAGAGAACGCGGAAAACTTTATAAAAGCACTTCCGGCTGAACATAAGTGGTACATGCTCGACGCTGACCGCCTGGAACGGTTCGAAGAATTTTATAATTACGTTCAGGACATAAATGAAAAATATGGGGATTACGCAATATTCCATATTAATGACGGTGGTTTTACCGTTGATGAATTAAATTGTTTTCGCTCTATCCTTGATCTTTGGACAGATGCAAAAATCAAATAATTTCTTCCGGCGGCGGTCAAGCCGTAGCCCCAACGCAACCGCCGGACTTCAAAAAAATAAAAAAAGAGAGGTAAATAATATGGCATACGCAACAGTAAAAATCGAGGGAAACAAAATCATTTCTACATCTTTGTGGAATACAAGCGTCTTTGAAATCGTGGAGAAAATCCCAAGTAACTATCTTGTTTGGAATATCGGCGAAAATATGGGAACTGATTGTTATATTCCAATTTGTCAGATGCTTCACCCGGAAAACAAAGAAGATTTTTCAATCAATCAGGATACCTTAAAAGCCGTACAGGTTACGCCGGAAGAATTTAAGAAATTACAGAAAGCCGCATCTTATGGCGTAAGTAATTTAAAAGTCGCTGAAAAAGCATTAAAAAGCAAAAGACACGGCTACATGTCAGATAGAAAAAGAGCGCTTGCAGCTCTTACAATAGACATTTTTAAAAGAATTACAAAAAATTAAGACAGGCCGGTAAGCGTACCGGGGAGCATTTCCCCGGCGGCCTTTTAAAATAAAATCAGGAGGATTAAAAACATGAAAAAATTAACATTAGCAGAATACGGATGCACGGGGACAGGCTACAAAAACGGCTCAGACGTGCCGAATTGCAGAGTTCGCGCAGAATTTGACACGTTGGACGGTCTGCACGTTGTTGCAGATTTTGGCGGCTATCAGAGACGCGATGCAAATAAAAAGGGTGCCCAGTAGTGCAACCTAACGCGTTACATGTCGATGGCACATACTACGACTCTGAGGGCTGCGGGCGCTCTTATGAATATAGACTTGTGCAAAAGGGATTTGATTTTTTGCGTTTCGATTTCACAAGAACTGGAATTTTGGCATTTATAAACGAGGTGACCGGGGAAAATTATACAGAAATCGAGTTTGTAAAAAGAAATTAGGATTGTTTGGACTAAATAAACGAATTTCGGGCGGGCTTTCCCGCCTGTTTTTCTAACCAGAAAGGGGATTTTATATGATAGATAGAATTATAAAACCATCATCAAAACAGACTATTAACGCAATAAAAACCCGTGATTTTTCCGAGGTAAACAAAATAAAAGAAACAGCAGCCCAGGCCGCCGCAGATGTTTTTCTTGCGGTTGCTTCCGGTTCCGTCCCACTGATCTGGTACGACTTGCCGCCGGCGCGGTGTCAGTCTGGGGCGGTGTCTTTTATGCGGTATGCTCTGCACCGGTCAACAAAAAAGGCAGATCATTTACAACTTTCCTGCATGGAGATTAAAAACGGCTGCATGATTCCAACATCAGACCGCCAATATAGTATAACTGACGGCTTCCGGGAGTTCTTCCAGGACTTGCCCCAGATTGTAAATATAAACTATTTAGAGCAGTAAAACCGCTGCTCTTTTTCTGGTGCCCTGCATCCGCTCCGGGCGGCGGTGGTTCGTGACCTGTGCCGGGACTTCACCGGGGCTTGTTCTCCGGCGTGATGTGCATTGACAATTATATATAGTTGTATTGGCTTCTATTTGACGTTTTAACGGCTTTTAGCGTGATTCTGGTATATTTTATCATAAGTATATAAAACCGCCTTAAATCTTCAAATATCGAGTTAATAACAGGGATTGACGGCAGAGCATAACGGGGTTATTATTATTTTGTATAGTTGCGCGGACGCTTTGCCTGGTCTGGTCTTTATACTTCCGGACTGCGCGAAGCTATGCGGGCTTTGTTCGTGATCGCTCCGGCGGTCTTATTTCTGTACGCTTTAGGCGTTTTTACTTGGACAGTTGTTCCTTAAATGCTTCTATAACGCCGTATTTGGATTTTCAAGCGTGTTTTATGTGTTTTCTGTATATTTTACCACGGTTGCGTAAAAACGCTTTTAAACGTGTTTTACAACGTTATATCAGAATTGGTTTTGGCTCTGGCTGTGTCTGGTGCTGGTTCGGTACTTCCGCAGCTGTTCCCGGTCCGTTCCCGGGTTATCCCCGGCGGGCTGTGCTGTTTGATTCTGGTTTTGCCAGATCATGCCGGGCGGCGGGGCTTCATAGATTCCCGGCGGCGGTCTGTTCCTGATCGGCCGGAGGTTTCCGGGATGGTCCCGGGACGGGGCGAGAACACCAAGAAAATGTACGACAAATCAGAAACAGCATCAAAACCGGGACGGTTTGAGCTGGGAAAATCTGAAAAAAATCGCAGAAATCTGAAACTAATTCAGACCTGCGACTTTTTTTATTTTGTACATTTTGTATATAAATTCCTATAACGTACCTCGGCGTGATGTAAATTTTTATTTCATTACATTCAATTCATCTTTTCCAGTGGCATTTTTTCTTCTTGTAATATCAGAAATCTTACTCCTACGCCTTTTCTGTCGGCTCGTTTCCTTACTCCTGCGCTTCGCTGATTCTCTGCTAATGGTTCCCATGCCTACTCCTTTCCGAACATCTCCCTCATGTTCTGACTTCGTGAATTGAGATTTATAATTGGCACATCCACATTGAGTTCATCTGGTACGATACCTACAATCACAACTTTTGCCGGCTCTATTGCGTCCAGCATTTCTTTAAAGTTCTCACAAAACTCTATCCTGGCAGACTTTGACCGCACTCTGCCATTAGTACAACATGATACAGTGCTTCTGTGTGGCGTTCCGTCAAATATCCATGGCATTTCCTTTGGACTAATAATATTTACGGACGGAATAATTTTAACGCCCATAACCGCCCAATAATAGCCTAAAGCATGGTTTCTGTACAGGTTGTAGATGTTCAACGCACTTGGCATCCCGGAAGCAATTGTGAAATCTGGGCTGCAAACTGAATTGAAACATTTTAAGTGCTCAATGTACTGGTCCGGCTGATTCCATACCTGCAGAAAACTTTTGTCATCAATGTAGAAATTCACCGTCAGGTCCCTATGGCCTTTCAATGATCTGGATTTTGAAGATACAAAGTCAATCGACTTGCCCGGTGAGAAATCCACTTTTGGGAGCATTGGTATCTCAAACTGGCCGTCAAGTTCTGCACCGGTTATCAGATATTCTTTCATCACATCATATGCGGTATGTATCTGCGTCATAACGCCCACCTCCATACAACCATATTAACATAATTTGGGAAACAAAAAAAGACCGCATTTCTGCCGTCTACGATGGTTTTTCCTGTGTCTCACACACAAGTTTTCCTCCTATGGTTTTAATTCGAATATTTGTTCTGTTCCCTAGCCTGTTCCCTCGGCTATTTTACATATCCCTAAAAAGCACAAAAAACCTTGATTTTTCAAGGTTTTCGTTAGCAGCCAGTACGGGAATCGAACGTATCTTTAAACTGCTATCTTTCCCATAAAATCAACATTTCTAACTTTTCCAGGGTGTTCCTTTTTGTTCCCTAGCTGTTCCCTCTTTAAAAAAATGACCAAAAACTATCTCGATACTACCATAAATTCATCTATGCTGTCCATGATTTTTTGCTTTTTTTGAAGATTCTTTCGATCTCGGTGATAATAAGTTTCTGAGCATGAGATGTTGGCGTGGCCCATTTGTGATATTACCATCTGGTTATCTACGCTGTGGTCTAAGAGGATTGTACAATAAGTTTTTCGTATTTTGTGCGGTGATTTTTGAACGCATCCAGTGTTCTTACATATCGTCCGGAGCCGGTTTCTGAACGAATAGGTGTTTATCCTGTGCCCGTCCGTAAAAAATATGTATTCGCAAAATGCAGACATATTTCTGAGCTTTTGAATAATCCATGCACACCCCTGTGGAATTACCACATTTCTTATGCCAGCTTCGGTCTTTGGAAAATCTTTGACTTCGAAAATTCCTTTGTGGTTTTCATAATGTCTGACTTCGGTTCTTCGGATTTTGACTATTCCGGTATTCGAGTCCCAGTCCTCCCACTTTAAGGCGCTTAGTTCCCCGACTCTCAGGCCGGTTACGAACATGAGCAGTATTCCAAGATTTACCATGTCCTGATTTTCTTTTAGGTATTCTATGATTCTTCCCATCTCTGCATCATTAAAAACTTCCTTAGAGTCTTCTTTGATGATTTTTTTGAAAGATTTATCCGTTATATCAAGGTCATAGAATAATTCCTGTACATTCCAGTCAATCAGTTTGTTGCGCTTCGCCCATTTCAAGGTACCTCTGGTAATTGTTTTGAGGTTGCAAAAGGCTTTTGCGGTCAGATTATGTTCACTGATCTGCTCTTCCAGAAAATTGCTGATATCGCCCGGTTCAAGGCTCCTGATTTTCTGCTCGCCAAGCGTTCCGAAAAATCTGGTAAAATCCTGGTGGTATCTTTGGTAAGTCTGCACAGATATTTTTTTCAAGTCAAATTTACGCTGCGCCCATTCCTCAAATATGGTTTTAATCTTTGGATTCTCAATCTTTTCCCGGTGAGTCTTTACAATCAAATCTTCCAGGTCTTGCTTACACTTACGCTTAAACATCTTTCTCTGCCCGGTTTCGTCATAAGTCATACGAATTTTCCAGTATCCGTCAGATGCCTTCCATATGCTGTCCCTGTATTCTTTTAAAATTTCTTCCCTTTTATTCATTTCAATTTGCTCTTGTATGTGAGACAAATTGATGATACCATTCTCAATTGCATATTTCAAGTCGTCATTATTCATAAAAAATAAGGAGGAACCGGGATATCCTTTCGCTGGCCAGCGGCTCCTCGTTCCTCCTTTCTTTCACACATAATCAAAAATATTCATCTGTCCTTCCGGCATATCATCTTCGAGATTGAAGAATTTACAGGCAATAAAATTTCCATGCCAGTCCCGATCATCGCCGTACATCAGACATTTTTCTCTCTTTCCATCCCTATAGAATCTACATTCAGAACATTTATGCTGATATGCTGTTCCCCCGGAACGCCTGTACATTTCGCTTATTGTTCTCATTTTTGCATCCCCTGTACCATTTCCATTCTGATATGCTGTGCCATATGCGCCCGGACGGATTCTTCCGGAAACGGGATTTCAAGTGACCGCTCCAGAATCCTGTTGGTGATTCTCTCGTCATATTTCAGTTCTGATATCTGACAGTTGCTTGTGAATATAGTAATCTTCCTATCAACATACCGCCCGTTGATAATGCTATAGAATCTTTCGTTAATCCATTCTTTTCCAGAATCAGCGCCGAAGTCGTCAATGATAAGGATTTCTGTTCTGGATAAATCCTCTATCAGCTTTCCTTCCGCGTTCCCTTTATCTCCCCATGTATTCTTGATCTCATCGAGGATTCTTAGGGATGTGGTGAACTTGACTGGCTTCTGGTATTTCTTCATAATTTCATTCGCCAAGCTGCATACTGTTTTGGTTTTGCCAGAACCTTTTGCATTTGAGAAAAGGTATAGTCCTATTCCTTTCTTCTGCATATCAGGAAGATTTTTAAACCAGTAATTTACCGCCTGAGCCGCTTGAGAAAATACTTTTCGGCTCTCTGTGTTCAAATATACACTTGACTTCAAATCGCTGAAATTTGAGCCTTTAAACACGTTTGGAAGCTCTGCAAATTTCAATTGATTTTCAAGGATTATTCTTTTTCTGATTCCACAAGGGCATTCCTCACAATAGGGAATACCACTTGCATCTCTTACCCATCTCCACCCGCTGTTCCCACATTCAGGGCATTCAAGCGAACGGGGTGTCTGATTCTTCTCCGTTCCATTCTCCAAGTGGGACGAGTGGTTCGACATTTCTTTGAGTTGCGTCAGTTCCATTTCGCATATCCTCCCTGTTGTGGTATTTGTTTTCGAGTATCTTTAAGAAATTGTTTGGTTTCACGAACCATTCAAAATTTATCATAAAATCAGTTTTCTTTCCCATAAGGAAGTCACTGTTTTTTACGTTCCTCAGAGCTTCCATTACCTTATCCATACCGTATTCTCGGATTCTTGCTTTCAGCATTTGTGTTCGCCTTGCTGTCATCCGCGCAATTGGCTGAATACCAAACTGCTGAAGCTTATTCCATTCATCGACCACTTTCTGCACGTCTCCGGGCTTGACTAAATCTTTTTCGCAAGAAATCTGCTCTGGAATCTCTGGCGCACGTTCTTCCTCTGATAATTCTTTCTGACGTTTTCTGTGCTCGGCAACCCGTTTTCTTGTCTGCTCTCTGATTTTTTCAAGCCCGTCAATATTCTGATGTTCTTCCCATCCGGGAATTGAAAGTAATGTTCCATCTCTGGTTATCATGCCGAACTTTTCAAGAATTGTAAGCGCAAGTTCGATCACGCTTTCATCAAAGTCCAGCTCATCAGCCAGCATTTTATTTGTATATGGAATATTCTCTGTCAGAAAAATAATCCCGTTTGAATTACAACGCCCCGCCATCGTCAGGAGCATCATCCAGATTAGCACAATATTGTTCCCCTCTGGAAGTTTTCTGATATGCCGGATTTTTTTGTTATCGAACATATCAATTTCTAATCGAATCCAACTCACCTTTGTCATTTAGCCACCTTCCCGTCTGGTAAGGACATTTCCGCCCTTACCACATTGATTTTCGGATGAATTTCTCCATTAAAGAGTCCATCCAGTTTTTTGTGTGATTTTCACAGCTATCATCTTCCTCTATCAGGATGCCTTTGCGATCACACAGCCCGTTGTCGTTTTCAATGCAAGTTTTGCATGTTTTATCTGCCATTTTCCTCACCCCAATCTAATTTCTGCCCACACCTGTTACAATAATTATTCATGCCAATATATGCATGATGTACCATACTGGAACGGAACATATCTTCTGGGTTATCACTGTTACATTTAGAATCAACATCGTCGTCTGAAAAATCAATGATATGCAATCCGCACGACGGGCATATGCAGGCGTACAAGTTTATATCATAACAACAGTCAAACCCAACATCTTCATATAAAATTTTCTTTGGGATCTGCTTTTTCAATGCCTTAACCGCAACCATTCTAACTTCATAAGTACAGTTACCACCATAGGCTGTATCATCATAGCTTAATTCTTTTAATGCTTCTTCTGGTTTCATGTTAATCCTCCTAATGATTGCTTTTCTTGGAAAAATCATAGTCAATAAACAGTGTTTTCTTTTTGCCACATTTCTTACATACCAATTCGGTTTCCCCATCTCTACACCAATGCCATTGAATTTCGTAAATGTGCGGTTTGCAGAGACACTTGATTTTGCATCCATTCTTGCGCCATCTGTTGAATTTGTTGATTATTGTGCAGAATAATCCGTAAATAATAACAGCAACTACACACATTCCCACCATCATAAAAATTTCTTTTATCATTTCAATCATTCTTCTTCATCTCCTCCAGTTCCTTTAACGTTTTCCTGTAATCTCTGTTTGCAGACCGAAACATCATCAGAAGTATTTCAGCTACAGGTCTCGTCCTGTTGGCTCGTTTGGCTTTCTTGGTACATATAAGTTCGTTTCCTTCTGGGACATATATTCCTACATGATACGGGATTTTCAAACATACTGTTGCAGCTAATTCTCCTGGCATAACTAAATAATTGTAATCACCGATAAAATTCAATCCATGTCCAGATTTAAAATCTTCAACAGATGACTTAACCTCATAACAATACACGTCTCCTTTTTCTATTCCTGATACGCTGTTATTTATTGGCACAAATTTCATATAATCTACTCTGACTGCATGATTTGTGGAATAATCAAATGTAACTTCCTTAGCCCAATAAATACGTGGATCATTGTTCGGATTGATTTTCTTTTCAATCATTGCTGATAGTTTTGCTGTAATCTCAGGTCTTGTCATTTTGAATCTCCTCTAGTTTCTTCTCAGCTTCCTCACGGGTGAGAAATACTGTTTTACCAATCGCTGATAATAAGATTGAAAAGTTTTTCTCGCACTCTATGTAATCACTTTCTGGCCCGGTCTCATCATCAATCCATTCATATAACCACTTTGCCTTAACCGCAATCTTTACCCAGTTCCTTTTCGCAAACCGGAATGAAACAACTCGACCTTGAAAATATGAGGGAATCTTATTGTCTACGTCTTCATGACATACCATATCCTCTATTGGAAGTATTTCGCTATCTACATAAACAATATCTCCGACCTTACACGGTAGTCTCACAAGCAAGCCCTGTTCTTCTAAGTCTTCAAGCTTCGCAAGGCGATTAATCATAGCTTTTAATCTGTCACAATCTCCTGTCCCTTTCGAACAATTGTCACAATAGCAACTACACATGAATCCTTGACTATTATTGTACACGATTCCGCTGACTTCTCTTTTTGTTAATCTCTCCATCTACTTCACCTCACTTAGAATTATTTTTTACAAATTCACAACTAAGCATTCTGACAGATGCCAGCATCGCAGTAAGCTCATCAGCATCATTAATTTCAACATTATTTCCACATCCATACTCATCAAACATCATGATTTCATGATTCTTTATAATTCCATAGAAAATATTTTCCTCATCAGAATCATCTTCCAGTGCATCAGTTATATCATCTTCCAGATCTTTTATAAAATCATACATAGGGATATTATTGGTCTTATATTCAACAACTACTCTTGAGGTCATTCCATCAGCTGCAAACAAAAGCTCATATCTGCATTTATGATATCCATTTATATAGATTCCACGACCAATATAATCTTCAATTTCAGTTGGTTCATTCTTACTGCTTTCCTTGATATCATACATAAGATAATAATCAATTACCTCTTTGATATCACATTCCGTATATATTTCATGCCTTTTTTCTTTGATGCAACCACTATTTTTGTAGGCATCAAAACAATCTGTATTACATTCTTCTTTGTCTTTCTTGAAATATGACACGTAAGATTTTTTTTCTACATCGTAGTATCCGATTCGTTCACCATAGCTGTCTGGTACAATCTGTCCGCTGAGTTCTAATTTAATTTCATTCGGAACTAAGCCGCCATATATATTACTTAAATCTTCTCTTGCAATTGCAGTTATTTTCATCTACTTTACCTCCTCCATCTGACTTTCTACAGTATCTGCAAGTAGCTTCAAGGACTCAATAAATGAGTCCGTCAATGCTGTTCTGCCTGGGTATTTAGCAAATGTTCTGACAAGACTCACTGCATCCTTGATTTTTTCTTCATCTTCGATAATTTCGGACGCTTCATACAATGTCTTTTCAAAATCTCTGTAAGTAACGTTCTTACTATCGCAAAAATTCAATATGTTTGGAAATGGAATTTCGATATGGTTTAAATGGTTTTCTCTCGCCCATGTGAACCCCTGAAGCTCTGCCATTTTCAGAACGCTCAAATATTCTTCCTGCGTCTTTACAAACACACTTTTTCCTGTTAAATTAATCATCATAATTCCCTCCTGTAATCTCATCAATACACTGGTTCCAGCCCTCTACAAATCCTGCATCAAATGTATTAGCCGGGTAATCTCCATTGTCTTTCTTTGGCAAGTCCATAAGTGGACACCAATCAGGGATTACATCATTGTTTGGAACTCTCCTGCCGCCCATTGCTCTGCACCAAAATTCGCTTATAAATTTACATTTTCCGCAGTCCTCTGGTGCATCAATCACTAATGCTGATTTACTCATCGACTTCACTTCCTCTCAGCATCAGGCTCAAAGTATTGTATCCCGGGCAAGTCCTGACCCCGTTTCTGGTATCTCTTAACAATACGCAGTACGGATATAATGCCATGACCTCATAGACGTGTTCTGTGGTGTCTTCGCCGTGCTGGTCGATGTATTTGAAACACTTACCCGGTCTAAGAAAATATCTTGCACATACATATGCTTTTGTTCCGAATCTCATACTTGCACTACTCATTCAACTCTCCCCATCCTTCACGATTTTGATTGCAACTTCAAACGCATCAGTTTCACCCTCGAAATACTCCGATGCTTTCTGTAATGCAGCAGTTCTTGTCTTTTTTGTTTTCAACTGCTCCACAACCTTGTCCACATCAAAAACTGTCGGCTGTTCATTGACGCAATCAATAAACTCTTTCTGGTCAGAACTAATACTTGTGCCAATTTCCCAAATTTTGATGTATTTGATTAATTCGTCTGCATCAATCAGTCTACTCATATTCTATTCTCCCAACAGCTTTAAAATCTTTTTTGCAATTATATTACTTTTTCGCATGGAAACTCCCCATCCATTGTATTTTCTGTGGCATTCATCACAACACCATTCATCACTATCGCTTTCTTTAATTTCACTACTGAATCTGCAATTATCACAATACATATAATCAAGGGCGTTGTAGATGATGCTTGCAATGTCGTTTTGTGCCTCTTTCATATCATCTATCGACTGTTCATCAATAGTTTTATATATAATTTCTGGGCTAAATGTTTCTTTCCCTGTATTTAAAGAGCTATTAATTGCTTCTTTTAACTTATCTGCATCTATTAACCGCATTTATTCATCCTCCCAAAATTCACTAAACGGACATTCTGGACATTTGCAAACCAGTTCTCCGTATTCGTTCATGTAGTAATCATCTCCATACCCGCTACATTCATAGCAGTAGTCGGGATCATAACTAGAATTTTCAGTCATTTTTCATCCTCCCACGCTCCCAACAACCTCATTCTCTCATACAGTACAGCGACGGTCTTGCGCCTGTATCCATAAAAGTCTTTCGGATTCATCGGGATATACCTTTCTTTGCTGATTTTCCTGTAACTTTTCCGGTGTAGGATATTCTCGATAACCATATCCGCTATCACCGTGTTCTTCGGGCAAGCTGACAAGGCGGCACCGGAAAGCAGGTATCCGTACTCTGCCGGGAAGCCTTTCAGCATCGTATTCAGTTTTTCTATGTCCTCTGCCGGAATACCGTAGTCTTTCAGCTTCTTATTCCTTGTCAGCATACCGTTCTCCTTTCTATTCATCTGGATGGTGCTTATTGTACATAATCGCTACGCATACAAGACCAGTCACTCCGAATATGGTTCCAAGTGTAAGTCCTAACAAGAATGTAATCATGTTTCTTCCTCCTTCGCATAATCCTCGCACTCCTCCGCATATTCATAACTGTCCATATCATCACATCTGCACTGGCAGGAATCCTGTTTAGTACAGCAGATACAGCGCTCTGTTTCACTGTCCGGGCACTCTAATTTACATCTCCCCATTTAGTCCTCCTGAAGCTTTATTCCTCTTAAATGCTCAATAACTTTCTTCTGCTCTTCTTCTGTCTCGCAATGTATTGTAATGTCATAGGTATCATCGTATGCACTAAATGTGCCGTCTTCGTTCTGCGCAAATGTCATTTCGTCGCTCATACTTCCACCTCACTATCCTCTGGCATCTGGAATATCATTTTTTTCATAAAATCTTTTCTAATAGTTTTTGCAATTGATGTATTATCTTTTCCCCTCTGAGATTCACTAGCCGATTTGCAGACATCAGGAAGAAGAATTTCATTTAATTTTGCATCTGCATATGCATCCTGAATCATGTCCAGTACTTTCATAGCTTTTTCTCTGGTGGAATATTCTCCGAGTAAATAACTGCATCCAGTGATATATGATGTTACAACTGTTTTTGTAGTCCCTTCTGCAATTTCGATACCAGCTGATACATTAAAATTAACTAATATCTCTTTATTCTGACTTCTGATTAACATTTTGCGTCCTCCTTGTAATTCTCAACCGCAGCTATCTTATTTTCGTACATTGCAATTATGTTTTTAAATCTGCGAATATCGTTATTGTATTTTTCCAAGAATGTTTCTTTTACGAACTGATAATTAGGTTCTTCCAACACAATGTACGGTGTTGAAGAACCAGAAATTTTTCCAATATCTTCTTTTTTTACATATCCAATGTAAAGTCTTTCTGGAAACTGTGCTACTGCTCTGTACGTCTTTGGTTTCTCAATTACCTCGCATTCCTCAACTCTGACTTTAAAAACAGGGTCTCCGAATGTTCTAGTTTCCGGATTGAATTCTCTGTCATTGTCTAAAATGTAGAAATATAATTTCATTTTGCGTCCTCCTTATCGTTCGCTCTTTTATTCCATGTTTCTATTGCATATTCGGGATTGTTATAATGCCCTGTACCGCAAAGACAGTTACCGCATTTTACAAGATACTGAGCATTACCTAAATATCCCATTTCATCATCGGTAAAAATTTGCGCCTTTCCTCCGCAAAACGGACAAGGTTTTAATTCATTCATTTTGTGCCCTCCTTAATCTTACAAAAATCGCATTCAGTATTGCATTTTTTCCACTCGTCTGAATATTCTTCATATCCATCCGCTCCATTCAAATACTTATATGCAAGCACATTCATACATCTTTCGCAGGCCGTAGAATAAACAACGAGTGCTTCCTGTAGCGTATAATCTCCGCTGTTTACCATTGCCATTATGACATCTTGATTTCCACCTCCAATACTTGTGTGAAAGTTAATAAGTGGTGTAGTATCCGTTCCATAATCCCATTTTCTTCCCCATGGCTGCCACCACTTTCTTGTTTGGCTAGACCCACAATTAGTGCATATATGGCCTTTCAATCCCTTTATCAGACCTGTATCCTTTTTCCAATATTTTCTTTTGTGTTTGCACGTTTCCTTTTGAGATTTGTTATGTACTGCATAAATGCTTTCCGTTATTTGCAACGGGAAACAAGAATGATACGTTCTTGCCTTTTCCGGTGCTTCACACATTAAATCTTCTTTTTGATTAATCACATTTCCGTTTTCATCCTCGTACCAAATTCCTAATTTCAATCTTGCTTTATCAATATTCATTACTTACCTCACTTTCCCCACGTAAGTAACTGACACGCTATTGTGCAGTCCTCCATGATTTCAACCTGTTTTTTTGGCAACTAACATATCAACTGCGCCTTGTGGCGTCATGCTCTTTTTGTTTATCCAATAATACAAGGAATTTCTACTGATGTTATACATTCTCGAAATCTGTGACAGCGTGAAACACCCGGCATCGATGTCGTAGTAATGATTATTACGTTTGTTGTTTTCCTGTACTTCCATTGATACCCACCGACAATTATTCGGTTCATAATTACCATCATTATCAATGCGGTCTAGTGTCAAATTTTCTTTATACCCGTTTGCGTAAGCCCACTTTGCAAATTCTGCAACGCTATTCTTCCATTCTTCACAAACAGAAATCCCGCGGCCGCCATAATGTTCATATTCCCTGCAATTAGAGTTGTAGCATCTCTGTTTCATATGGCTCCATGTGACATGGATTCTTGTTCCTGTTAATCCATGTATTCTATATCTGTTGTGCTTGTTTTCCTCGTTCCAACAACCACACGATTTAGTTTGCCCATGTTTCACAGGATAAGCGTTGGTTACGACTTCTTTTCCGCAATCACATTTAAAAAGCCATCTTGCCCCACAACTTCCTTGCCCAATATACGATATTGCGGTTAGCCTATTAAATTTCATTCCGGTTAAATCAATCAGCCCCGATCTTGGCTTGACTCTCCCTTTTTCATCCCTTCCTATTGGATTAGGTTTTAATGACATTCGTTATTCTTTTCTTAAACTTAAAATCATTTCTGTTTCCTTAATATTCAATAAAATCAGATAATTCCATCTGACCAACTACATTATTGTCTTGCATCCACCATAGATAAACTTCTTCACCACAACTCCACTTGGTATCTTTTCCGCGCAGCTTGCGTTCCTCAATCATTCTGTCAAAAGAATGTATGTAGGCTTGCTTGTACTTTGGAAAATCATACATTTCCTTTTCCCTCTGCTTCTTTGATGCAAGTGGACAGCCTAGACAGCCTAACCTGTCATATCCGCATTGATACAGTTCGCATACCTGAACGTCTTTCTCACCAATGAACTGCCAAATATTCTGATCTGTCCAATCAATAATTGGATTGACTACTGTTTTTGCTTTCATCTGGCAATTTTCAAACAATCTTCTAGTATTATCATTGTCGGTGATAAGCATTTTCTCATCAGAAACACCGATGCTTTTGTTTGCTGTCTGTCCCAATACTTCAAACGGGCTTCTATTGCTTCTCTTACTGCTTTCAGACCATCTGACGCCTGTTGCAATCATTCTGTTGGGGTTCCCGCCTTCTTTCAGTTCTGAGCAACAATACCGAACGATTCTGGTAGGTGGCATTAGCTTTCTAGAAATGAGATTCCACATTGTAAGACGGTTTCCTCTCTCCCGTACATGATAATCAATCTCGCATTTGATGCCTTTGTCCGTCAATTCAGAAAACATATTCTTGATATGTCTTACTGTCTGCGGTGCATCAACAGTAGTATGCGAATTGTGAACCTCGAATGGGATTTTTGATATTCTGAATAGTTCCAGAAGTACATCCGAGTCCTTTCCGCCGGAATACTCACATACAAGTGGTTTATTATAATGCTTTAGTGAAATATCACTTGCTAGTTTCAATCTATCTATGGATTTTTCAATTAATTCTTTCACACGCCATACTACAAATATCCGTATGGCAATTTTACAATCTGCTTTATAGTCTTGGGAGTTATTACCTCTGACCGTTAGTCTACTCTGCGCTACGCAGGAGAACCAAGACATTCCAGTCTAGCATTTATCAAATTTTACCCAACCTATTCTGATTAGGCGGAACCTCGTTTCACGAGGATAAGTGTTATTCCTTTCTATGTTTAAAATTCATTTTCTCCTATCCAAACGCTACCTGCCCGTTATTCTGAACCTGGCACTACATTGTTTTCTCCGAATCCAAATTCCTTGTTAATATCAAAAGAATCAAATTCAATCTGTAATCCCATTTCTTCCTTAATTTCCTTATATGCTGCTTCAACGCCGATTTCCTCAACATATCTTTCGGCTTCGGTAATCTTATCAATGAAATTCTGGTTCGCTTTCTTGAATCCCCATGCTTTCTTGATTGCAATAACAGAAATTAAAATATTTGCCACAGCAATATAATCTTCTGCTTTCCACAGCTTTTCCTGTGATTCTTTGATAAGCTGCTCTTTGATTTCCTGTTCTCTGGCGTTCAAATATGCTTTAAGAGGTTCAATTCTTACGCCGGTCTGTCTGGATATCTGTTCCATTGTAAAATTGGTTACATTAAGTGGCGCAGGGATTGAGTTCTTTTGGATTTTTGGCTTTTTGATCTTCAATTTTCCCATCCAACAGCCCTCCTTATTTTGCCTGCCAGAGCATCAAACTCCATCAACATTCTCCTATCGTTTTTATTTGATTTGCAGATTGTGTCCCGCCCATCATACACAATCGCATATCTTTCATCGAGCAGGCAGGCTGAATAAACCGCCCTTGATACCTGGCTCCTTGTTTTTCCCGTCAGCTCTGAAATCTGATCAATGGTCATTTCTCCGATATATTTCATTCCGTCATATACGTCATACAGTTTCATGTTTCTTTACTCCTATCAGTTCATATGTCCTATGCGAACCGGTTCCGTGAAATACAATCAATCCATCGTCCTCGAATTGTCTCAGATGCCTTTGAACAGCTGTCATGCTAATTTCCAGTTCATCAGATATAATTCTTGTCGGCGGTGTGCCTTTATGCGATTTTGAGTATTTCAAAATAAAATAATAAATATCCCGGCGGTTCTGCTTCCATTCCATATGTTTTCGATGTCTAAAATTATCCATTTTTACGATTCCTTTTCGTACGTTTTCTCATCAATCAAGTTCTGAAACTTTTCAAAAGCCCGGATTGACACCTTATTATTCTGCTTCTCCGGTTTCAGTGAAAATTGCAAGTGTGTATCTATGATGTGCGACAGTTCTCTGGCGAGGGATTTCTTGCCCTGCTGTACACCTTGCATATATGTCTTTGGTGGTTTATACTGTCCTGTTACTTGCTTTCCTGCCGACTGCCCACCTGCTGTGATGTTATACATCTGAAAACCTTTGTCAGCAAAAGATTTGATCGTTTCAATTTCTTTCTGGTCAAGTTCGCTCTTTTTGCAGGTCATATATGTAAGCTTCCATCCAGTGGGGTTACTTTCACTGTAAAATTTATGTTTTTTAAGACTTAACGCTATGTGATCGTATTCTCCTAAATGGCTCGCACATCTCTCACAAAGGCTAACTGCCTGCCCTACGTAGCTTCTTCTTATTCCTGCTTCATCAGTTCTGTAAAAAGCATATATGCCGCTTGAATATGGAATACCCGGGCATATTTCTCTTATTTTTTTCTCACGTTGACTTTTCATCATATAAATTTGTCTGTAATTTATTTTTTTCATTATTAAAGACTTATCACCTCGATTCATTTTCGGTGTGCCTTTGATACCATTATGATACCACTTCGATACCTATATTGCAAGGTAAAATGATACCACTTTGGTATCTGATTGACACCGATACTCAAAAATGCTACAATGTTCTAAAAAACAAGGGAGGGATTTCACATGACCGTCAAGTCTGATAAGACCAGAACTAACATCACGTTCCCGATACAGCTTAAAGAACAGCTTGAGCAGATTGCCAAGCAGGAGAACAGGAGTTTTAATAATCTGGTCATTACTGTTCTCCAAGATTTTGTAAAAAGTGCCGATAAATAGTCGGTGCTTTTTTATTTTTCCCTGTATGGCTTTGGGAACGGCATCCATGCCACTACTTTCCCGCCCAGTTTTAATAAATCATTCTTCCATTTACCATCTACTGTATGCGCGCTTTGAACAAACAAATTCTGCTTAAACAAAATTGTAACCAAAACATCTTCGGAAATTTTCTCGAACATTGCTTCTTTCCATTTACTTGTCCCTTTAAACTTAGCAAACATTGAATCTCTTTCTTCTGGCATTTTCTCACTTAATGGAATCCATCTATTTTTCATTTCTTTCTCCTTTCAAAACGGACATAAATTCAAATCAACATCCAGCCCCGGTCTGGCGATCTGCACCAGAACATCATCCCCGGCAACGTCCTGTATCTCTTTCTGCATCACTTCCGGGTCTCCCCATCCCTCTGACAGGTGGCACAGCGTTATAGTTCTGAGTGAAGCGGTCTTGTTCACTCGGATAATCTCTTTTACAGTAGATAAGCTGCTGTGCCCCCGGATGGAGTGTTCAAACTTAAACGAATCCTGCTCCGTCGATTCGTCAAGATGATTACATTCTATAAGGAAGTGATTTATTCTCGTGTTCTTGAATGTGAACGGCAAATATGAGAAGTCTGTCGCATATATCAGTCGTCCGCATTCTTCGTGAGATATCAGGTATGCAAAGTTTGGTGTCTTGTCGTGTGGGACGTAGAACGGTGTTACCCGGAACGAACCTATGTCCTTCGATTTCTTTTCTGGTAAGCCAATCATCAGCTCACCAGAGATTGTGTTTACACTCTCAACTGTCTCGTCATTGGTGTAAATTTGAATGCCTGCGTTCAATATTTCTTTATACGACTTCTTATGGTCGCCTTAACCATGTTCATGACTTAATAAGCAACCTGAAACATCTGATATCCTGTATGAGATTCCTTTTAAAATCTCTGGGTATTTGCATCCACAATCCAGAAGTAAAATTTCGCCAGATTCGGATTTAAGCGCATAGCAGTTTCCCGGCTGACTACCTGTATTTATTACTCGCATGAACATTTTGAATCACCTCACTTTCTGTTTATTTGTAGCTATTTAAAATTAAAGAAGCAGTTTCTCCAATCATATTTTTATCGTCCTGCTGATATGGAGGAGTTCCGCGCCATAATTCTTTCATATCTTTTAAATCTGTAGCCGCCATTGCGTCCCTTATTAATTGAAGCTCTTTAAGCGATAATTCCACAGTCACAATGGAATCCCAATTTATTTTCTTTCTTCCTACCTCTTTCATACTTCATCATCCCCCGGGAACCTGAACACGATGTTTGCCGGTTCAAATTTTATATCTGGACTGTTAACCATGGTTTTGATGATTCCAAAACCTCTTGCAGCCATTTTTATACATTCCTCGTAATCGCCATCACTCATTTCAACGTTTTGTGATAAAAACATTCCTGCATACACTCTATTTAACATTTCCATTGCTTTCTGACACTTTTCTCGGCTTTCATAAACTGCCATTATATATGGACTTTGCTGTATCCCTCCGGCAAATACCGCCTGTATATAGTTGTCTGAAACAAGCAACGCTGTCATTTCATACGGAAGGTTGATTTTTCCATCCTGCGATATAATCCTCATAGTTCTCACCTCTTTTTTCGAAATAATCTTTTACCGACTCATAGTACGGGCAGTTTTCGCACCGCCCGATACAAGCCATATATTTACCGAACTTTCCTGAGTCGCACCGATCAAAATTGATGCAGTCGAAGTACATCATGTTCGATCATCTCCGAAAAATAGCTCTCTCATGTCAACCGGTTTGTATTTCTTATGCAATAACTTCTTATTCTGTCTCGCCCCGTGCGGGTCATTACACATGAAACTTCTGCATATTTCTGGTCTGACTGGATAAATCTCACATTTATTATTCCTTTTTGAGTCATTCAAAAACGGACAGGTCAAGTCAAATCCAAGATTCTTGACTGGATAATTGTGTTGTTGTTCCTGTATATGATTCTTTTTGATGTACCGTCTGATTTCTTTTATCTTTTTACCAGAGACCGGGAGTAGGGTGGAGCAACAAGCCCCGCACCCTGTACATTTTCCATTCTCTGTGTAATCGTAAAGACCATTCTCCATATTTTTGAATGCTTCTGATAATGTTCCTACCATATTAATGCAGCTTCCATCCTACATTTCCTCCTGCTTCATAAAATCTGGAATGTTTGATTCCTGTCCTGCTGCCGGAACTGGTTCTTTCTCGGCAGTTTTTACGGCTTCTGCGACTGTCGGCTGCTTGGGCTGTTCTTCGATTGCTACTGGCTCATCTGGGATAAATTCTTCTGCATTGGCGTTCTGCTCGATTTCTTCCTGTACTTCTCTGTATGTAGCGTCCATCATGTTGTATTCGTAAGCCTGTACTGGATTGTCCCATCTTTTAGGAATGGACTTCATGATGTTGTTACGCATTTTACGAATAATCATTGATTCTCTTGACTGTGTTTCGTAATAAGACGGTGAAATGTACGGTCTTAACTCCTCGCAATCAATGATTGCTTCCAGTTCTCCAATGTCAGCGACCTTTTTCATGATCTCTTTTTTCTTTGCTTCAATTTGAGCTTTCTGCGCATCTGTAGCTTTATATCTGTCCGCACAAATTCCAAACGTTTCATTCTGGAGATTATTCTTGATGTGCGCTGCAAGATTCTTCAGTACATCTGCTCTTTCGCAAGAAAGATATTCAATATGTCCGTCTTTATACTGAATTGGATATACGATACGGACTACCTTACCTACACCGGATTCTTCCCATTCTGGCGGTGTGATCTCTACGCCCTTATGTCTCGGAGGTGTATATTTGTCACCCTCTCTAACTTTCCAGTACGGGAATACTTTAGCCACATTGACACCATATCTACTTACAAGAGCGTCATTCCCATCGCCCTCAATCGCAAATTCGATTTTCTTCTCCCACTGTGCCGGTTTTCCTTTTCCTGCCACATTTACGTTTCTAATCTGGAAATAACACTCTCTCGGCTGTGCATTTGCGTTCAGTTTCAATGCTGCTACTTTCTGCATAACAGACTTTAAGTTTGATGTATTGACCGATTTCATATCAGTTCCACTTTCGTGAATCATCTGATAAATAGCCGCCATTGCTGACACTACGCATTCTTTTGAATAGGAATCGAACTCCATTCCTCTTGTTTCTAAATCTTCTTTCATCAGGTCTACATAGCTGTTTGTCCATACTGAAAGAGTGGTGTTAAATGCTTTTGCTTCTGCCATTTTTTATATCTCCTTTTCTTGATTTTTATATTTCCCTCAGGCGCATACATAGTGAATTGAGTTTTTTAGTTTGATATATTCTGTTCTGTTGTGTACTATAATTAACTGTTCTTTCCTGATGTTTCTTATTTAGGTGAACCTCAATCCACCGTGAATACACCTGAGAGTTATGCTCAGTGGCATATGAAACAGAGTGAATGTTTTATAATTTTCTGTTTTTTGCTGTTTTAAAGTGTTATATCCTTCTGTGTTTTTCCGGGCATTCACCCGGATTCATATGCCACCGAAAATACCTTATTAAATAACGGTTACGTTTTCTGGATTAATGTGATATCGTCCATTTCCGTTTGCTCGCTGTGTACCGATTCCAATATACTTTCCACTGGTCTCGATCAACTGTAAAACTGTCTCATGTGGAAATACAATGTCGGGGCAAGATACTTCAATTGTAGTTCTCCAATTATGAAATACATTACTACTACAAAGAACCGGGCTTGCACTGATTCCAGATGTAGGAACGATATTGCTCACAACTTCAACACTCTCAAAATTTACCGGGCAAATGGAGCCTGCCATTGAAAGTGAACGCTTGATGTCTGTTCCTTTCTTTCCGGTTGAATCCTTGAAGAAAGTAATAAAAGTCTCAGTAAATGCTTTCTTAAATGCCTGTGTAAGAATACAAGGACGATTATTTTTCATGTATGATTCCCATTCCTCCTGCGTGTAAAGAGAAATATCTTCATCGTGAAATTCAATCGGTTTTTCCCAGTGAATGCCTGTAATCAAGCCCTCCCAAATATTTTTTGACTGATTGTAGATTTCCGGCATTTTTGTTCCTTTGTCGTGCGCCTGTTTCCAACATTCAGCCTGTTCGTAATAACGGCTTCTCTTATGGAGAATAAGGTCTGTATCGCCAATAAGTTCCAGTTTTAATGTTGTTTCTTTTAAAGGTTCGATTGTAAATGATTTTGCTTTTGCCATTGTGTTTTTCCTCCGAAATTTTATGATTTGATTTATAGTTTCTGTTTGCGCAAACGCTCAAGCAGATTATTCTGCAATAAATATGTATGTAGTATGCTGTTTTGCTTTATTTTGTTCTGCGGTATTCTACGGTACCCTATGGTATCCTGCGGAGTAATCCGCTTGAACCTTTACGCAAATCCCAGATGTACTTAGCAAGTAGTAGAATATGCTGTATTTTACTTTCGTGTGCTGTTCTCTATTATGCAGAGATATAATTTTCTTGGCAGATTCTACTACCAGTTAAATACATCTGGTTGAGTTGAATACTCGGTATGCGGTATGAATTGTCCTGTGCTGTGCTTTGATGTTATATTCTGCGTTATACTTTTCTTCGCTGTGGAGATTTCATGCCACATACCCAAAATTCAATTTTGTTTGGAGAGCTGCTTTGTAGACGATATAAAAGTCATACGCTGTATTATGATGAGATGTTATGTGGTGTGCTATACTGTCTTATAATGACGGTTATACCGCCTGCAAAACAGCTCTCCATTGAAATGTTGTGTTGTATTGTTCTGTGCTGTTATTTCCTACTGTAAGATTTTTTATCCTATAGTAAGTGTTCACAACACTTGTCGATCTGCACAAGTAAGAAATAAAATGTATTGTTATATAATCTTCTTTTCTATTCTGGCATACGTTGTTCTTTCCTAGCCTTATGCAGACTGATAAATGTTGTGGTTTCCTACGCTCATAAACCTGTAAAATTAAGCGAATATTTTGCTTTGAACTATCCTGTGTTGTTTTGTGCTGTTCTGTTTTTTCCTGTATTTTACTTCTCTTGCCTATTTTACAGGCATATCAACGTAGGAAGTTTACCGCTACTGCACTCATAAACCCATACTGGTAATAACTTATTGTGTTCTGATTTATGCTTTTATATTCTGTTGCATGTTTTCCTGTTCTTGCCAATATAGGCATATCAGCACAGTAACGGCTTCAATATTTAATTAATCATTTCCCATATTTCTTCATATTCTGAGATACTGTTAAATTTCTGCTTTATTGCCAAAAGTTCGCTCCTGCAACGCTCTACAAGTGATTTATATTCGTCTGGCTTCTTTAAGATCAGTTTTGTCGGCTTATATCCAGACTCATTGTCAGTCTTATAAAAAACTCTGATTGTTGTCGGCTCTGGCTGTTTATCTGGCTTCTGCTCAATGATTTTAAGGTTCCTTACAACTGCTCTTGCTTCTGAAATTCTCCATTTCTCAGTGGCTTCGGTATCATCCCATGTAAAGCACTTGTGAAGTTCAGTATTGCTGTCTCTGGCTTTTTCAAGAATCTGCTGCGGTGTTGCTGATTCCAGTTCTTCGCAGATTTCCATTATTTCATCTGCGCATTTCTGCGCATCTGCTTTAAATTTGAATGTTCCCCATGTAGCTAATTGCATTTACTCACCCCTCTCAAATCTCCGTTACCGTCATATCCCCCTCAGTAACTTTCAAGAATATCAATTGCGCATCTGCCTTAATGCCTGCCAGACTGCTGTTGTCCAGTTCTGCTGCACAGTCTACGAATATCGGATAACTCACGCCGTAAAACTTCTGCAATCCGTCCATGATGGCAATTTTCCCTTTCATCATCAGGGCTGTATTGGCGTTCCCGACCAGTTTCTTCCAGTTACCGTCCTTGTCCTGCGCATACCAGATGCACGCGTCTACTACTTCACCATTTTTCTGCGTATCGAACAGTTTCACCTTAACCCCGTCAAAATACTGATTTACCGCATCTTCAAGGGCTGTATTCTTCGCCATACTCAGTGATTTCAGTTCATCCAGAATCATTTGTGCGTCAGCCTTATTTTGTGCGTACTGCTTCTGGCTTTCCTGAAGCTTCTCAATCTGCTCATCAATTCGGACATTATTGTTGGTTTCACCGATTTTCTGATTAACTGCTGCCAGTTCCTGTTTCTTATCGAATAACTGCTCTGAAAGCTGTTTCTTTGCTTCTTCGCAATCGTCCAGAGAATTAAGCTCCTGCTGTTTTTCTTTGATTGATATAAGAATCTGCTGATATTCGGCGTTCCCTGAGAAGTCTGGTTCTTTCGGTATGGCTTCCAGATTCTTATTTTCTGCGTCCAGAGAAGTTTTGATCTGCTCTAATTCCTCTGTCAGTTTGGAAATCTCAGATGTGAGAGTTTCTTCCTGCTTATGTGCTTCTTTCATATCGGCAGACGCTTTGTTTCCAGTCTGAATAACTTCATCAAGTTTGCGTTTCTTGTCCTGTTCCCATTCTTCCTTGGCTTTTAACTGCTGATTGATTCTTTCCTGCTTCTTCTGTTCAAATCTGCTCTTTAACTGCTCAATCTGCTCTGGTGGAAGACTCTGACCACAAGTCGGGCAAATGGTATCTGCGTCCTTGAATGTCTCGGATTTAATGCTTTCCAGAACTGTGTTGTCCCATTCTGTGTCTTTGATTTTGGGATACTGTGTTCTGGCGTTCTGTAATTTTTCAAGAAGATCTTTTTTCTGCGCTCTCAGGCTTTCCAATGTAGAAGTCTTTCTGTTCAACTCTGATGTTTTGATATTCCTGTCTAATTCAAGAGTGCTAACTTTATTGCAAACCGATGATTTCTGTTCTAACAAGTCTGCTTTAGCTTTTGACACTATCTCTAACAGTTTGGTGCTTAACCCTGCCAGTTCTGCTTTAATCTCTCCGGCTTTCTCGTTTCCCGACTGCGCAATCTGCTTTTCAATGTCAGCAATTTGCTCATGTAAGACATTCTTCTGCAATTCCAATTCGGCGGTATCAGCATCGACTTTTGAATGCTCCATGCCGATAATCTGGTTTGGAATGGCTTTCAACTGTTCCTCTGCCTTTTTCAGCGTTGCGCTGTTCATGGCTTTGATTTCGTCTGCCTTGTAGGTTTCCAGAAGCGGTGCTAACTCGGTACAGTCTGGAACTGTCTTGGCAATCTCTAAATCTGATTTCCCGGCACCGTCTGACATGGAAAACAGAATCTTTCTGGCATCTGCATCTTTCAGGTCTGTGAAGATTTCCATGTGAGACAGCATCAGGAAATTGTCAAAGTCAAACCCTCGTTCTTTCAGATCAGCTTTAAAGTCTCTTTCAGCTTTCGGAACGCCGTTGATTTCGTACTTGTTTGATAATGCAACCTTGCCCGGTTTTCCGTCCTTTGGCTTACTTTCTGTGCGCTTCTGGAACTTTGCTACGCTTACCGGCTTCCCATCAATTACAAGGTCAATATCAACTCTTGGCAGGCATTCTCTGCCATCATCGGGTCTGATATCCGGGTTGCTCTTTAAACTGTAGTCCTTGTCACAGAACACCCACATAAAGGCATCTGCCAGTGTGGTTTTCCCACACCCGTTCTTCCCGGAAACGATTGCTCTGTGTCCGAACTCTACTTTCTTCTCTTGTTGGCCTTTAAAATCGGTAAATCTAATTTCTCTTACTTCGATTTTCTTCATATTACAAAATCTCCAATCTTTTTACTGATACCTCCAACGCTGTCACCCATGATTGACTCTGATCAGACCACAGTTCCCGGCTTTGGAATCTTCCACAGAGTTTGATTTTTGTCCCCTTTTTCAGATTTTCTACGGCATCTGCGTTTTCTTCCCAGCATAAACAACTGATTGCGTCTGATCTGGTATATCCGGCTTTCTTCTTTCTGTTTACCGCCAGAAGTATTCTTGCCAACTTCCTGTCATTGCTTGCGCCAATCATCTTTATTGTTGGCTTTTTAATCAGATATCCAGTCAGATAAACTTCGTTTGCATCGTGTTCTTCCAGTCTTTCAAGGTACTGAATGTCCATTGCTCTTACATATGCTGTAAGGCTTTTCTTACCATCTTCCCGGACTGTACGGCTTCGCATTTCACCATATACACTGGCAATCAGCTCTGTTTCTCTTGAAATCATGTATTCTGGTGCAATAATTGGAAGAATGTCATAGGATGCATTCTTTCTGAATATCGTCATTCTTCCTTCATACATCTTGGTTCCGCCGTATTCTTCATGTGAGAACACGAACCCTGCCGGAATGTCACCTGATAAAAGCACCTGGTTCTCATCTCGCATCTTCATTTCCTAAATCACCTTCTTCATTCAACAGCAATAATGTCTCCACAAGAACTGCTGCCTGCTTCAAAATAATGTTACTGAGTTTCTTGTTTCTCGCTTCGAGTTTTGCGTTTTCCGCTTCCAGATCGCAAATAATCTCGCTTGCAAGTGGTTTCTGTTCGTTGGATGTGTGTGTTTTTGACATAAAAAATGCCCTCCTAAATTATTTATTGATAAATACAGGAAGGTGTGTTATACTTGCCCTGTATTTAACTTAGCCAAATTAAGTTAGATACGCGGCTCCATGTGGTATGTCGGTACCTGTGGAGCCAACTTTTAATCTGAGTCGAGGCCTAACATGGCGATGCATATTTTCTTGTCAATGATTATGCTCTCGCAAGAGTTGAGGTATACTTTGAACGCCTTTAGTCTGCCAACTAATTCGGCGTATTCCTCGGCTACGGTCTCTGCTCTGAAATCCATCTTATTTTCTTTCTCCATCGCAATCTCCCTCACAATACGGACATTTGTTGTCCATCAAAATTTTGTTTAAATGGTCAGTTACTTTCTTCACATTTTCTTCCTGCTGATAACCGCCCTCTGCAATGCTGTACATATCAAATTCTCTTAATGATTCTTTCTTATATATGTTGATGTGCAAGCTGCATCCAATCTTGTAGTTTGCGAAATGAAATGCTACTGTTCTGCCGGTTTCTTTCTGGACTCTCCTGCACAACTGGTACAGTTCATCTACGGTCTTATCAAATTCATTTATCTTCATCGAAAAGCCCTCCAAGTAAATCATCAAATAATGTTTTTACAACTTCTTTGATTTTTTCTTTTTGAATAGTTTTAAATTCTTCTTCGTTCATCAGTCCGATTTTGACCGCTTCGTCAATCTGCTGCTTCACAGATTCCTCTGTTTCTTTGTCATCTTCCATAATGGATTCTTTGATTCCCCGAACGATAACAGCTAAGTCAGCTATTAATTCTGCTTTACTGCCTTTAAGTGTGATTTCTCCCATTTTTGTCTCAATCATCTCTCTTTTCCGTCACTGAAAACTTATAAAAAGTTATAAACTTCTATGTTTCATTCCTACTTCAACGAGTATGCTTTTGATGATATAAATATCAATCTACTCACAAGTTCTTGTACTCTCCATAGGCGTAAATTCCGGACTAACGTATCCGTACATATTTGCATTAACGTTTCAGTGTCAGCTTGCAAATTTTTCTCCATAAGTCTTGAGATTTATAGATGCCTGGAAATATATTCCACTCTAATATCTTATAAAACTCAACATACGCTTATATGATTTTATAATTTATATTTAACTGTTAATTTCCTCCGATTCTTTTAATTTCATCCGGGTAAATAACCACAAATGATAAGATAAACATTGCGATTGCTACTGCAACCGGCTGTGATGCACTGTCAAATCTCCAGAACGGCAAGTACGGTGACATACCGCCGATCAGAGCTGACAGGATTAATGCTTTTGCCATTTTTATATCCCTCCGATTTTTTATGTGGTATACTCTCCTTATGAAAGGAGGTGCTTAATATGGATTGGAGCGCTACAGCGGCGTGGATTGCTTTAGTTGTCGCGATTGCAGCACCTGTATTTACTGCTCGATTGAACAATTACTTTCAATTCAAGATGAAAGAACTTGATTTCAAATTTTCTAAGCAATCCGAATACTACCAGTACCAAAAAGTTTGCTTTGAAAAATTTATAAAATTTGCTTCAAAACAGATTGAATCAGATTACAAAAGTGAAAGAGTTGAATTTTGCGAATGCTTTCACGAAATGCTAATCTATCTCCCATGCAATAGTTGGGATGAAGCGAAGTCACTTTATGACTCAATTGTCAATCGAAAAGCTGACGCTCGCGAAAAATTATATTCATTCACACAAATATTGGCTTTGCAACTGCAAGAATCATGGCAACAATTCCAAGTATGATTGTGTAAATCAGGCCTGCCTTTCTTCCACCGCATTTACTGTTCCCGTGCCAGTAAGAAACGCAACTGCAAATGGCTAACATCGCTGACATGGGAATGGCATTTAGGATATTCATTCTGAACCTCTTACATTTCTAACTGCCTATTTAATTTGTACATCTGGGATTAATCTTTCAGGATAGAAAACTAATTCGTAATGGTATTTATCTGCACTGTTAGGTTCCGTCTGTTCCATTACGTAGCAAGTCCAATCGTTCAAGTATATGTAATCCTTGTAGTAACTGTTCTCTCCGGTTTTGATTGTTACCACCAATTCACTTGAACTGTTGTTGCTAAGTGACATATATCCCTCTGCCCGTAACATAATTGTGTCAGTTCTGGCATTGGTTACAGTGATTTTTCTGTACACATTAAACTCATTGGCTTCTTTTGATAAATTATGATTTACTGTGTCTGCTGTCGTGCAACCAGCTAATCCAAATGCTATAATTCCAGATAACAAAATTGCTGCTATTCTTTTTCTCATGTATTTCCTTTCTTGTGTTATAATCACCTCAAAGGAGGTGATAACGATGGATAAGTTACAAATTGCTCATGATCTGGCTGTTGCTAAGTTATGCGCTGAATTACCGGGAAGTCTGGACAACTCTCATATCTGCCAGAGATACTTCAAATACCGCGCAGAGTTTGTTGATCTTCTGGATTCCCACGATGAAGGTTACTTTCTCAATGAACTGGATAAAGAGAAAGTAAAGAACTGCAAAGCCATCAGGCATCCTAGCACCAATTATTAATCACTTTTGTTGGATGTGTTCCGCGTTGTCTTTGCGATGTAGAGCACATCCTCCCAATAAAGCTGAACTTTGCAATCATATCCGCCTTCTGTCCAACTGCACTCTGTACTGCCTTTTCTTTTAAAATCAAGTTCTTCGTACATTTCAGACGGCATATACATTTTTTCGCCATTTCTGAACTTGATAATTGTTTCATCGGCAATCTTCATTTAGATCATCCCCTCTCTTAATCGCCATCTTCCCTTTCGGTTTCCTGTCCCAGAAACTTATTCACGAAATACAGTTGCCCTTTTCCACTAACTTTTGTCGTGCGTGTGATTCTGACCGAACCATCTGGATTCTGAACATTGGATTCTTTGATTTCGAATAATCCCTGCTCAACGTATTTCTGCTTCGGCATATTTCGTGAGCTTCCAGAAACCATCAGATAGCCATTATCTCTCATCCACTGGAATAATCGTTTCTGTCCTATCTGGTATCCGTTCTGGCAGATAAGTTTCGCCAAGTCGCCGATAAGAATTGATGTGTGACTTGCAGATACCGCATCTGCAAAGATTGTTTTTGGTCTGTCAGCTTCGATTTTCTGTTTCTGTTGTTCGATAATCTGGTCGCGCTCTTTGATTTTTTTCTGTGCTACCAAAATAGCTTTTGCCATTAAATCCTCATCAGAGAGTGTTTCCTGTCCGGCAATGTAACCACCGTTTGTTCGGATAGATGGAATAACCTCATCAAATACCCACTTCTCAAATTTTTCTGCCGATGGAAGTTTGCTTCTCACAATCAAACGGTAAATATCGCCCTCTGGTATGATTTTCATGCATTGAATTCCACCTTTTGAAGGTATGTCCATTTCGGACACCCCTTTGCAATGTGTACGAATTGCTTTTGCAGTTTCCACATATCCAAGTGCCTTTGCAACATCGTTTGCTACAAAATATGGTTTTCCGTTAATTTCCACCGTTCGTACTTGGCCAAACTCTTCTGAATTAAAAATCTGTAATTCGTTCATATATCTCCTTTTCTTGTTAATCGGATTTCAAAATTTCATCTACCGAAGTTTTTAAATAATCAGCAGGAAGATTTTTTGTAGGATGTTTTCCGTTGCGTATGAAATATGGGTCTTTGTAGTTATATCCATATTTTTTGTCATACGTTTTTAAACATTCCATTATTTTTCCCTCTGTTCCTTTTCGGGTGTAATTGCTCGTGGAATCTACTATTTTGAATCCAAATGATTTTTCTCCATAACTGTTAAAATCATTTTGCATAATTTCAACCGGATGCCGATTCCACTTTAATGCGTTCATATGCAATTTAAATCTCCTTTGAGGAGTTTTTGAGCGTCCGACATAAACGCGTTTTGTTATATTGTTTTTAATCAAGTAAATATATTGCATATCACACCTACGTTTCTATGAATCTTTCTAACGGAACATTAAAATGGTTTGCGATTAATAAAATCTTATCTGCTTTTGGAACATATCCATTTTTACCATTTGTTTCTGAATGTTTTTTCCAATTAGCGATTGTAGAAGATTTAATCCCCGTATCTTTGCAAACCTGATAAGTAGTTTCTCCTGCATCCTTGCAAAGTTTTTCAAAAACCATATAGTTAAACAAATTCTCACTCCTTTCTTGACAGTAACTAAGATTTCTTATATAATGAAGCTACCAACAAACAATTATATAGATTTCTTAATTTTTTTACTGCGATATTTCTAAGGTTTCTTAGTTCTTCTAAAGAATAGCACAGTTTTCTTAGTATGTCAATAATTAAATTAAGATTTCTTAGTTCTTTTCACAAAGGAGAAAATCCATGTATTACGAGAACTTTGAACGATTATGTAAAGAAAGAGAAGTAACTCCCAGTCAGGTTTCCAGAGGAACTGAGATTTCTACTGCTACATTAACCAGTTGGAAAAAGGGGAAGTATACTCCAAAGCAAGATAAACTCCAAAAAATCGCAGATTTCTTCCACGTATCTGTAGATTATCTGATGACAGGGAAAGAGCCGGAAAAAGATTTTTCCGTTGAATCTGCACATTTGATTGCACAAATAAGAAAAGACACCGAACTGTCCGATGCGTTAAAGAAATACTTCGGGCTGTCCGATGCCAAAAAGAAACATGTTATTGAATTGATTAATCTTTTGAGTGAGTGA